TTAATCAAAATTCTTCTGTTTCATTGCCTCAGCCGCTTTTTGCAGCGGTCCTTTTAAGGCTTTTTCTAACTTTGTCATCTGCTCTAAGTGCCACGCAACCGCTTGGGGCCAAGTCTCTTTGTTAAACCCGTCAGCTTTGGTCGAAAACTGGATACGGCAAGATTTCTTCTCATCCAGCCTCATCCACTCAAGTTCTGCACCAAAAGTATGCTCAATGTCTTGTTTGGACTGACTCAACAAATCAAAAAGGTATTTATTCTCTTCGGTAACCCCACGGCTGATCCAAAGCTCTACTCGAAGCTCTTTTTGCAGAAATATCAGGTTATACGGACATCCACTTAGCCCTGAGCCTGCTGATAACCAATGATCTTTGCTTGGGCTAATGTTGTTATAGAGTTGGCAAGAGCTTTTCTGAAACGCCTCTAAGGCACGCTCCCAGTACTCGCGACGCACGGTATGGCGGTTTTTTAGTACCACTTCGGTGGTTTTTTCTTCCGCTTCCTTGGCATTAATGCCGATCATCAACTCTTTCGCTTCTGGCGTTGGAATGATCTGGTCAATATTAATCAGTAGCTGTTCACCCAGTGAATAAGGCGTGATTTTGAAGCAGGCAATGCTAATGCCTTGACCCAATAACCACAGCGCGGTGCTGGTCACTTCTTTGCGAAAGTTTGCCGCAACTAACATAATGCGCTGGCTGTTACCCAGGTTGAGCTTTAACTCATCGAGATCGGGCGCATCCAAAAACTCACATATTCTAGCAGAGGCACTTGCAGGGGTATTAAACAAGTCAACCTCTCCTGTTACAGGCTCATAGCGGTCTAAGTACTGCTGGTAAATTTCAACGATTTGCGCTTTGGTTAAACTTGCGCAGTAGGAGGCATATTTAAGCGCCTGCCACACCACATCGCGGCCACTGTCGTCCAGCTTGTTTTCAATAATGACCAAGTTGCCATCTTTATCCAGTGCCAGTAAATCTAAGCGTTCACGGGTGTCATCAAAGCCATCGAACTCTTTTTGAATAATCAGCAGCTCTTCACCCAGTGCGGAAGGCTCGTGTGCCAACCATTCCTGAAGATTTTTGCGCTCAGTAAAGCCCAACTCACTGAATCTCTTCGTCTTAACCGGACTAATCCTGTTGGTCTGATGATTTACCGTGAACATATTCGCTTCCTATTGCTCAACCATTTCTGGGGTGATCTTGATTTTTCCTGTCACGGCGCTGTTGATCAGGGTGGTTTTATATTCTTTAAGCTTTTCGATTTGTATTTTTTGATACTCTATAGCTCGCTCAACATCACCATTTAATCTGTTAATGTACGTAATAATTCCATCTCGTTCATTTTTAGAAGGGGGGAAAGGCACAAAAATGCTATTAAGATTCCCCACTGTAAGCTGATTAATTGTTGATGTAAGAAATGTCCCTGATAACATTTTGAAAACATCACTATTTAGAATGCAAAATAAATACTCATTGTGTTTAGATCTGAATACCGTAGTAAAGGCCCCGAAGCTGTTTCCCTCATCAGCGTCAGATACAAATGCACACTTGCCAATTAGGTCTCGACTTCCATTCCTGGAGCATATCAAAATATCACCTTTTTTAAGCTTTAAGTGCTCAGGAATAAAGCAATTGACATAAACATTTTCCTTTTCACCATACTTAAACTTCCCTTCGTATAAGTTTGATGATCGCGCAACTAGAGTTCCGCCTTTTTCATCACTTAAATCATTTGGCGAATAAGTTAACCCAATGATCGATTTACCAAGATATTTTAACCTCTTAACGTCCCAATGCGCTGGAATCTTACCAATCCAATCCACACCGGAGTCTTTCATTGGCACATTGGGATCAAGCCCTTGGGTCACCGCCTGTTGGATGATGATCTGCTTACGCTCTTTCAGCAGGCTAATTTGCTGCTCTTTGATCGAAATCGCTTCGTCGATTAGAGCGGTTTTCTTGTCGAGGAAGCAGGCAATTAGAAGTTGTTCCTCGGTTGGTGGCAAAAATACCAAGGCTCGTTTTAATTGAGGCCAATATAGGTTTCTCTGAATTGTTCCTACACCTTTTGAGCTAACTAAGTAATTAGCCACCATTGCCCCATCTCTGAACAGATAGTTACCAAAGCGGGGAACTATATCTTCCGATAAAGAAAGAACTAAGTAAGCTGGGCTGACTATTCCTCGGTAATCAGAAACACCGACTGAACCACGCCAAGCTTGCTGATTATTTAAAACAAAGTCACCTGGATCTACCAACTGATACTTAGTCAGATCCGAACTGGTTGTATTTGTACGTTTTGCATCAACGTCATCGAATTTTATTACTCCTTTGTCCAAATAGACTGATAGAAGCTCTTCATTTTCATTATTAGAAATAGATTTTAATTTTGATTTTGCGCACAAAGGAAATGAATTCCAGTGAACTGGTATGGCCCCTATCCATTCAACACCTGAATCTTTATAAGCCTCATATTTCGGCATTTCAGAAATCTTCATCATAACGACTTACCCCTGAACCTTTTTTACTTCCGCACCAAGAATCTGCGCAATCAAACCTTCGGCTTTTTGTTCTAGGTTGATGATGTCGGTTGCGACCTCTTCTAAACTACGCAGCGGTTTATGACGGTAGAAATACTTATTGAAGCTGATTTCATAGCCAATTTTTACCGTATCTAGGTTTATCCATGCTTCATCGACATGAGGCTTCACTTCATCTAGGAAGTACTGGTAAATGCTTTGCTTTAATGGAACAGATTCTGTATCTCGCAGGTCTGAATTGGTCTCGTAAGTGATATACTCGCCTTTTTTACCGCCTTCTGCTGAAGGAACGGGGTAATAACCAAAATCTGGCAAGTCAGCGACTTCACACTCATAGCGCTCCAGCAGGTCGTTTAATTTATCACCCGTTAATTTAACTACCTTTTTAACCACTTTCTTGGCGGTTTCGTCATACCAGCTCACCGCGTGAAGAATGGCATTTTTCTCAGGTGCTGAAAGCTTAATAGCATGGGCTTTTAGCGATTTATCAACTTGGGTTTTAAAGCTATTGAAGTCATCAAATTCAATGCTACCGATGTCAGCCATCAGCGTTTGTGCAGTTTCAAGCAATGCTTTTAGCGCCAGCCAGTGTTTCACATCAAGCAGTTTGGCCTTAGCCTTAGCATTGAGACTGATGTCGTTATCTTCACACCAAGAAAGAATGTCTTTCTCGATGGATTTTAAGAAGCTCTTTTTCTGATCTGACCCGTAGCCAGTTTTTTCGTAAACACGTTCGCCGTGCTCTGCGTACACGTACTCCATCACTTCACTAAGTTGCTTATCAAAACGCAGTGGGGCTATGGCATCTTGAGTAAACTTGGCTTTGCGGCGATCTGGGCGCTCGATAGTGACTTTGTAGTAGCCAAAATCGTCATTGCTGAATACCTTACTGGCGATGCCAACAGGATCATTGTTTGCATCCAGTGCTCTTTCAACATCCTTACACGCGAGGTAAGTATCGGTAATTTCCGTGATGTGCTCAGGCGCAAATTCGCAGTTTTTGTTACCTAAGTTCTTGCGCAACTTACGGTAGAGCAAGCTGGCATCAATTAATTGCACCTTACCTTTACGCGCCTCAGGTTTATTGTTGTTCAACACCCAAATGTAAGTGGTAATGCCAGTGTTATAGAACAGGTTATTAGGTAACTGAACGATGGCATCTAGCATGTCGTTTTCAATGATGAAGCGACGAATATTACTTTCGCCACCGCCCGCATCACCGGTAAAGAGCGATGAGCCGTTATGAACAGAGGCAATCCGGCTGCCTAATGGACTTACGCTCGGATCTTTCATCTTGTTGACCATCTCCATTAAGAAAAGCAGCTGGCCATCACTCGAACGTGGCGTGGCATCCACCACTTCGAGATTTCCCCAATAGTCTTTCAGGCTAACCTTAAAACGCGGGTCAATCACATCGCTGCCGTCTTTAATGTACTTCTGTTCAGACGCCCAACTCTTACCGTATGGCGGGTTAGACAACATAAAGTCAAAGCGAGAAGCCGCAAACTCGTCGGTAGACAAGGTTGAGCCTACCTTGATGTTCTCAGGGTTGTTACCTTTGATCATCATGTCCGATTTACAAATCGCGTAGGTCTCGTCATTGATCTCTTTGCCGTAAAGGTAAATATCTCGGCTGTCGTTCGGGTATTTCTCTTCAATGAAGTTTTGAGATTCAGTGAGCATACCACCGCTACCACACGCAGGGTCGTAAACGGTCATGGTCAATGGTAGTTGCTCTTTCACTGGGTCAAAAACCAAGTGTGTCATCAGCTCAATCACTTCCCTAGGTGTAAAGTGCTCACCGGCTTCTTCGTTATTCTCCTCGTTGAACTTACGGATCAACTCTTCGAACACGTACCCCATACCCAGGTTAGTAAGGGCTGGCATCTTGTTGCCATCTGGGTCTTCGATCGTTTCATGAGTTAAGTTGATGTAAGGGGAAACAAACTTTTCGACGACATCAAGAAGGACTTGCTTTGAGGCCATGTGACGAATTTGCGACTTGAGGTTAAAGCATTCAATGATTTCTTTAACATTATCGCTAAAGCCAAGCAGGTACTCTTCAAAGTTGGCGAGTAATATCTGTTGGTTATTCGTTGCGGTGTTGAACAGGGATTTCAGGGTCCATTTAGATGTATTGTAAAAAACATAACCACTAGCCGCCTTCAATGGTTCATCATCAAGCTCCGTGGCTTGCATCTCTTCTTTTTGGAACTTGACCTCTTCAAGCACGGCTTCTTTGGTGGGTTCAAGTAACGTATCTAAACGTCGTAATACCACCATAGGTAAAATCACATCGCGGTACTTACCGCGAACGTACACATCACGTAAACAGTCGTCGGCAATGTTCCATATAAATGAGATGAGCTTGTTATGTACACTATGATCCATTTTCTTTTCCTGTTCAGTGTTGGTTGCACCCCACAAAGTTGCTGCAACGGCTTCACTATAAATTTAAAATTCTGTTCTTTCTGTAACGCCTAAATGGCCGCTACATCGTTCGATTAACTTGTTCTACCCGGCGCTAGATTTAAGTTTATGACACCATAAAGTGAATCGCCACAGGTTTAATAGACTGAATCGCCACAGGTTTAACAGACACCTCAGAGTCATTTAAGATGACTTAAAGAGAGGTGTACAGCTCGGTATTCAGACCAGTCCACTGACGGCCAACGCCGACAACTTCACCGATACCTTTGTCTTCACCCAATTTGTTTACTTTGATGCCAACGTACCCAGGCTCAACACGATCGCAGCCTGTAAGACCCATTGTGCAAACAGCAGCCACGATCACTGCCAGTAAACCTTTCTTCATTACTTACTTCCCCTTCGAATTAATTAGTGACTTCAGAAAGTTACGACCAACATTAAAGCCGATAACAGGAGCGCCAAAAGCAACAATGATTCCAAGCATTACGGCAATATCGCTTTTAGCCGAGATCAGCGACGGAACCAGCAAACAGTAGATGAAAACTACAGATATACCTGTAGCCACTGCCATCAGATAGAGTTTGATCATGTGTTTTCCTATGTGGCTATTGTGTGTAGATGGTGAGTAAGTGTTTATATATTTTCAAGGTATAAAGGCGTCCATTCGGACGCCTGAAAATTAATCTTCTAATTCATCTGTCGGTGATGTCTTCTCGCGCCTGTCATCTATTGCCTGTAACGCAGCAATGATTTCAGCTAATGGCTTCTCCCGGTACATCTCGACGATCTGTGATTTGGTGTATTTCTTCTCGCCAATTTCCACACGCCCGCTGGCGCTCTTGGGCAGGTATCCTTCCTCCAGCATGTATTCAACCAGAGACTCGACGACGTCCAGCCCGCGAGTCGGGTCGAAGTAGAATTTCCATGAGCATTTGCCAAACGGAGGCGCGACTTTGTTTTTAATGCACTCGGCGCCAACGTCCTGTCCGATCTTCTCTTTGCCATCCTTCATGACGGATGCACCCAGACGGATGCGCACCGACGCGTAGAACTTCGGAGAGTCGCCACCCGGAGACGTAGTCGGATCGCCAAACATCACACCAATTTTGGTACGCACCTGGTTCAAGAAGATGATGCACGCGTTGTACTTACGCGCCCAAAGCGCCAGAGTAGGGAAGTTCGCACTTGTCGCGCGCGCCAGCGCCGTGTTGTCGTTCATGTTCAGCTGATCTTTGTCTTTCGCAGTGCCTTCTGCCATCTTGTCGAACTTCTCAGCCTTCGAGTTCGGAACCATCGACGCCAGAGAGTCGGCTACGATGCAGATAGGGGCTGTTTCCGGAATAAGCTCTTCGTCGCGCACCAGCTTGAGGATTGTGCCGATCAGCTCTACGGAGTCTTCGAAGGTATCCGGCTGTTTGTAGACCCACTGACCGTCATCCTCATCTGCGTTCAGGCCATTGGCTACAGCCAGGCCAACGTCAAAACTGTTTTCATGATCGAGGAATACCGCCAGACCATCTTGTTTTTGAGCGGAGATCATCGCTGCTGTTGCAAGGAACGTTTTCCCTGCACTTGGAGGACCGAATACTTCGACGATACGACCACATGGGAAGCCGCCATCGTAACGACCAGAAATAGCTTTGTTTAACGGTGGAAAGCCTGTATCAATCCAATGAGTTACTTTCTGAATTTCGTCGTTGCTACCGATTTTCTTTTTCAGAGCAAGTGCCAGTGCGGATTTTCCTTTTGCCATGATCAGGCTCCTTTTGTTTCGTTGATTCGTTTTAAAGCGGCGGATTCGTCGAATACAATCGCATCGTGGTTAAGGAGTCTGGATACACGAGCGAGGATTTTTACGACCTGCTCGCTGACTAATCCAAACTCGCGATCTGTCGCTTTCATTCCGGCAGCGCCTAGAATTGACGGCAGTGCGATGACAGCGTACTCACCGTGATAAAAGACAATCTCTTTTGCCAGTTGGGCAGGGGTGGTTGTAGCGCCATTGATAATCGATTTAAGCATTAGCAATACCTTTCGAATGGAAGAACAAACACTTCAAGGTCTTCAAGGAACGAACGGAAATTCAGCTCGTAGCACAGTTGCTCGAATGCTTTCACGTCACGATTGCCTTTGATTGTTTCGATTTCGGTAGGCGGAAACTTCGTCTCAATCAGGTTCATTAGCGTGATGTTTCTCTTGAACGCTTCGAGCATTCGACAGCCTGTTTTCTCGTTGAAGGCATTCTTCGCTAGTTTGTTGAAGGCGGTCTTATGGCGTCCTTTGTCAACCACGATTGAGCCGTCGTTGATGCCGCGTACCATCGTTGCGACACTTCCCCATTCATGCAGCAGCTCTTTCGCACCGCCAGCACCAATGCCACCAACACCGCTAATGTTGTCCGATTTATCGCCTTGTAATGCTTTTGCTTCCAAAAATGCGCGAGGAGTAGCGAATCCTGTCAGCTCCGCAAATTGCTCAAAATTAACCTGCTTGTTTTTGGCGTCTTCGCGCAGGCTTACCCAGCTTACGTTTTCGCGAACTAACTGAAGCCAGTCGCTATCGCCTGTTAACAGATAGATGTGTTCAACGATTGGCTGCGGTGCAATGCTGGCTACCAGCAGCCCGGCCAGATCATCCGCTTCTGCATCTTTTGCAATGAGTTGGGTAACTCCAAGCGCGGTCATCATTTTGAGGATGTATGGCTTCTGGATAGCAAAGCCTTCCTTCATCTTTTTCATATCAGGATCGTCGTCGCGATTTGCTTTGTAGTCCGGGTAAAAGTCGCGACGCTTGTCACTAAATCCATCCCAAAGAATCATAGGTCGGGCATGGAGGATGGAGGCATAACGACGGACGTTCTTAACAAAGCCGAAAGCAGCCTGTACTTCCATTTCGCCGTTGTGCAATTTGTCAGATTGTTGGTGGTAATAACCCTGGCTATTGCCATCTACGAAGAGATAATTCACCGGTACATTCCTTCCAAAAAGTAAGGCGTCCGTAGACGCCTTACTGGTCACGTAATGGGATTACAGAGAGTCCAGCTCTCTCAGTAGGTCATCCAGACCTTCATCTTCCGTCGCAGATGCGGCTGCTACAGATGTCGCTGCGACTGCTTCAGACTCTTTGACTGATACTGCAACGGCAGCGGGACTTGCTTCTGGTTTAAATTCAGTTTCAACGGCACGGAGGATTTCTTCATCAACCAGACTGGTTGGTTCAGAAGCTGGGGTATGAGCGGTAGCTACAGCAGTCGCACCCTCCGTATGACCAGTGACAGAGCCAAATCCAGGTAGTGCCGCAGCCGATGTTTTCGCGGTTGAGGAAATTGCTGGTGCAGATGCTGCGGCAGTTGGTGCAGCGATGCCAATCAGACGACCCATAGTGCGAACTGTCGACAGAAGACGAGTTTCATCAGCCTGATTTGCGTATGCGATCAGATCATGCTGGGTGTTCCAGAATTTATCTTCGATATCGCCTTTGTAGACTTTACGCTTAGGCGAGACGTCATATTTGGTATCGCGACCAGAGCCAGTACGTTTAATCAGGAATGCGTAGCCTTCCTCTTTGCTCAGTGGATTGCCGATATCATCAGCGATGTCTTCGGTGATTGCTTTGCAGATATCATCGAATACAGTAGACGGCAGCTCGATTAACTGGCATTTCTCAGCATCTGCGAAATCCTCACGAGCAGAAAGAATGCCGTTGACCAGGTAGCGAGGAGTGGCACGCATTTGACCGATGCGTTCTTCCATTGCTTTGTTACCCTTGTGACGAGCGCGACCTTCCATCACCATTTCGCATAGCTGACAAGCGCGACCGTGAGTATGTTGCTCACAAATATAAGCGTTGGTTGCTTCTTTACCTTCCTCGTTCTGATACTTAACGTAGTGCATACCGAAAGTCTGGAAGAACTTACCGTTTGGGTCGTCTTTATTCGGGAAGATGCGGATATAGTTGACGCCGTCTTTTAAGCGAGTCAGATCAACGTTGTTACCACGTTTGGCGGCAATGTCTTCACGAGTTTTGTTAAGCAAATCAAGTAATGTCTTAGACATGTGTTTCTCCTTGTTGTGATTTGGCCGATGGCGCTATGCGCGTTGGGCTTTCGTTCATTCGTGGCTCTTTCGAGCTGTTAAATGATAGATCAGTACTTACTTATTATCTATCAAAAATCAACGGGGAGTAATAAAGCGTTCAGAGCCTAATCGCTCTAATTCAACGATGGCCATCTTTGACGCCTGAACGATCATGTCTCGGCGATGCGAAAAGGCGGCGACAGCATGTTTGTATATGTCTGCGATGTGCCGTGCTTCATCCAACTTCTGCCTTTTAGACAGATACTGTGGGTTTGTTTTAACCTTAGCGTCCAGTACAGATTCGTTGAACTTAATGCCGTTCATACTCAAGTTCTTACGCTCTGTGTCGTATAGCTTTGCTTCAACAGCTTCAAGGTTAAGTTTTGCCTCTGCGACACTTCTTTCTGCATGAGCGAGTTTTGAGCCATACTCCATTAAAAGGCGGGGTTGTCTACGCCAGACTTCCTCCAGATTGTCTCGGTCAAACTCGAGATCAGACATTATTTTCTCGTAAATATCGGCGATCATGCACATTTCCTTATCACTTATCATTTTGTATTGATTATATCATTGTAATGATGAGGCAATGAGCTTGAAGATAGGGGGGGTGAGGGGATAAGGGAAAACATGGCCTTTATGGCCATGTTTATTGGATCACGTCTTAATAGTTTCTGCTACGTCGGCTAATATCGCTTCTAGTCGTTCTCCCTCTTCAGGTCTGAAGTAAAGAATGTTGGGGTTAAACCCGTAAAAGACAGTAACGTCAAGGTCTGGAAGATACTCCTTCCTGCCGACCAAATCGGATGGCTTGTTTTTGTTGTTAAACAATGAAGTTGCCCGGCTGCCACACGTCAGCACATAGGTCGGACGCACCAGATTGATCTCTTCACGCATAAAGTCGGTGAACTGGCCGATCTCGTCTTTGGTGTAGTCTTTTTCTTTGTCTTTAACCTTCTTGCAAACACCTGTGACATAGAGATCGCCCATGCGTAAATCTCCAGCCGTCAATAGCTTGGCCTTAAAGTCGTCGTATCCGTTCTCCATAAAGTAACCGGTTCGAGCATCATTGCCGTTCGCATTGTCCAGAATGATCATGATTTTCGGCTTAATACCAATGCTGGGGCGGATTAGTTCATCACCTAAGCCCATTTCAGCCGCCATCCGCGTCATGAGTACGTTAATTTCAGCCGAACGTTTGGGGTTCATCTCAAACGGACGTGAGGCTTTAACTGCGTCTATGACAAGGTTTCCCATCAATTCAGCCTGGTCGCGTAGGCGCTCTGGATCAGTTGCTGGCAGACTGCCTGGCTCGATGGATGCAAACGCCCCTACTTTTTGCAGCGATTCGCGCACTCGACTATTACAGGCACGTTTCTCGACAGCTTCTTCGAATTGCGCCAGTGACTCGAATTTGCCGCCAACTTTTTCTCGCGCTCTCATGATGGCTTGGCAGCCATTCTCAGAACACCCCTTCACAGCAGAGAAGGGCGCATACAGCACCTGGCTGCCATCTTCAAGCGTGCGGATCTCGATTCGGTTAGATGACACGTTAACGTCTGGTGGCAATACGCGAATGCCATAGGTCAGCGCATCTTTAACCAGCCCCTGGTGTTTATCTTCGCCAAGAATAGTGAGAGCAGCAGCGAAAAACTCTGCGGGATAATGAGTTTTCAACCACATAGATTGATAACTGATTAAGGAGTAAGCAACAGAGTGTGATTTGTTGAAGGCATACGCGCCGGATTTCTCAAACATATTCCAGATTTCTTCGGCTCGTTCGTGCGTCAGGCCATTGCTCTCTTCGACAACACCGGTAATTTTCATGCAGTCACCTCATCAATCTTCACGAACTCATACCCATTGGAGGCCAGCCAGTTCCGTTGGCGCTCCCAGCTCCATATCTCTTCACGCATTTCACTATGCAGGCGAATGTGGGCGTCTTCTGGAAGTGCTACAAGATTCCCAGGGGCGTTATCTATCGTATCGCGGTTAATATGGTGGACATGTTCATCGTCACGTAGCTCCCGACCGAGACGTTCTTTCGCTATCAATCGATGAACGTATTCGTATTGCGAAACGCCATTGTTACCAACCAGCTGCATCATGTAGCCGTTGGTTTTTACGATGATGCCACCTTTGTAGTTGTTCGCTTCTTCTCCGATCTTTCCGCGTTTGGCAGCCGCCAGCTTTTCCTTCGTCTCCGCGCGGATTGTTCTGCCGGTTAGCTTTTTCGAAACGGTAGCCACTCGCTCATCGATATCAGCACGCAGACCGGCATTCCACGAGGTTTTCCCATACATAGGGTTGCCAGTGCCAGTCCGGGCTTCGGAGAGACGCTTCATACGTTCGTCATTATTTTTGTTTTTGCCACGATTCCAGGCTGGGGTAGCGGAGATCCGCGCGCTTCCGCGCCTGATCCCCCATTTGGCTAATAAGCGGTCAATATTTGCCTTGCTGCAACCAGCTTCGGCGGCAATGTCTTCTTTTCTCATCAGGTCAACCATGTAACGCTGACGTAACCATTCTTCTGTGATTTTGTACTTCGTACTCGGCATTTCTAAGACTCACTAAACAAATTGTTTTCTTATCTTATAAATTAATTCTCAAATATCGAAGCTCGTTATGTCGGCATTTATTGCCATTGCTTCGGCATAAGTGCGACGCTCACCATCAGCACAAAGTAGGCGTGCTGCTTTATGGATTTTTCTCGTAGAACCATCATCCAGTGACACTGTCACCCAGCCTTCCTCCGCTCGCTTAATGAAGTCGCCGCCAATGGATTTCATTTTCTCCATATCTTTTTTCCCGATCGCTTTCCTGACCGAGTCTGCTTCCGCCATTGAGAACCCCGCCAAGATTCGCGTAGCAGCCATGATCTGTTCCTGATAAATCAGAACTCCGTTTGTGTCGCGAGAGATGTCGTCCAGCATTGGGTGTAAGGAATGTGGGGCCATGAAGCCTTTGGCCACGGACACATAATCGTCCAACATGCCGGATTGAATCGGGCCAGGTCGGAAGAGCGCAGTTGTAGCGACGACCGTTTTAAAGCTCATTGGCTCAATTCCACCACCTAAATCTTTAAGCAGCTTGCGCATTGGGCCTGATTCAAGCTGGAATACGCCCTGTGTATACCCTGCAGCAAAACCATCCAGCACCTTGCGATCTTCAAGAGAAATGGCATCAAGATTGATATCTTCACCTGTGTTCTCTTTTATGTAGCGTTTTGCACTATCGAGCAAATCGAGAGTTGCCAGGCCAAGCACGTCCAGCTTAATTAGGCCCATAGCCTCGCAGTAACGCTTGTCAAATGCGATACAACGCGCGTCACCACGGCGTTCAACCGGTGTACGTTCTGTCAGAGGAACACCTGCTACGATCATCCCTGCCGCATGTCTACCAAAGCCACGCATAAGGCTTTGTAACTTGCAGGCTGCATTGAATGCATCAGGATATTTTGTTGCGTATTTGTCGAGACTTGCCAGTTGTTCGCGCAGCTCTTCCAATGGAAGGCTATCATCCTCGACGTTCTTCAGTTCTTTTGATACCGCCATATCTGCGGACTCCACACCATAAATACGAGCGGTGTCACGTAGTGCAGAGGCTGCGCCCAGGTAGGTGAAGTTCGGAATGCCTGCAACGTAATCTTCGCCGTAGCGTTCATTCAGATACTCGATCACCTCATGGCGACGTGCCTGGCTGAAGTCCAAGTCCGCATCCGGCAAGTCGAGACGCTCAGGGTTGATGAAACGCTCAAACAGAAGACCGTGACGGATTGGGTCGACGTTGGTTATGCCTATGCACCACGCCACCAGAGAACCGGCAGAGGAACCACGACCAGGCCCGACAGGAATGCCAGTTTCACGGCTGTGATTCATCAGATCGCGTACCATCAGGAAGTAACCACAAAATCCCAGGCGAGTAAGCGTGTCCATTTCGTACTTAAGTCGCTCAACATAAACCCTGTTCTCAGAAGCAGGTGGTGTGTATCCAAACTCTTTTGTGGTAAGACGTTTACGCAGCCCTGCAACAGCCAGTTTCATCAGCGTTGCAGGTTCGTCGTCTGCCATCTTGGGCAGTGCTGGTGGCAATTCATGCCAGCGCCATGTGCAGGCATCGATAATGGAGTCCTGCGTTGTTGAGGCCATTGCAGCTGTTACCGGCACATCCATGCGAACGGAGAAGGCTTTAAGCGCCTCAAGGAGATGGCGACGACCATTGATGGCGTTATCTCGCTGGTGGGGGATACGCAGACGATGCGGCTGGTCGATTTTTATGTTGTTCGTAACCATGTGCGCAATGTCTTTAATGTCTGCATCGTCGATCGATTCGTAATAAGCGGGATAGAACGCTACTGGCTCTATTTTCAGTGCGCTGGCGACTTTCATCGCCCGGACGTTAATCTGGTCGTAGAATGGGGTAGGGTGCGGATAAACCACACTATAGAAGTTGTCTTTTCCACCCGCTGTAATCAGTGTGCTTATGATTTTTGCAAAATCGTTGCGTTGGAACACGCTACCGATGTCGGAAGTAAGCAGGATGATGTTGCCTTTGGCATATGTAGAAACCAACTGTTCGAGCGAGAGACGCGGTACAAAGTAGAACTGTTCTCGTGTGTTGGCCGCCGTCATTAGTTCGCAGATGTCGCGATATCCTTTCTCATTTTTAATTAGAGCGGTAAACGAGTAGTTACGTCCTCGCTCTAATGATTCCATACATCTCATAGATTCTTTAGCAAGTTTAGCCCGGTGCTCGTATGTGGGATCATCAACAATGTTTAGTTTCACACCACAAATAACCGCCATGTCGTCACCAGCGGCACGTTGTAGTGGAATAACGCTCGCAATATTCATGCTATCTGCTGAAATTACAGCGGTGTAGCCAGCTTCTCTGGCAATCTTCACCGCGTTTTCTGCTTTTAGAGCCGACTCCCCAAGTGAGAAGTCAGTTCGAACCATCAGTGCCTTCATGTGTTTTTACCTTTCTGGTTTTTTTGATTTTGTCATTGGGGAAGCCTACGAACTTCCCATGCATCGAAATCGCAACTTCTTTTGCTGATTGGTGACAATCGGGCTTGTCTGGACACACCAGACAAGCCTTACCTGTTTCAGAAGCAGCGATAAGAGAGCCGAAACATCCTTTACGCACGATTAACCAAATATTTTTTGAACAACTTCACGAGCCGCTTGTGCAGAAGCTGAAGGGAGTTTGTTAATGAAAGAACGCTCAATACCTGTCACAAAGTCGCCTCGCATCATTCCAATCTTGGCTGACAACAAAAGTTCACGAGGGCCAATTGGCTGACTAATAAGGTGTTCTTCGTATCCATCGCGAACGATACCGGCAAACTTAACCATCTTTTCAGCGTATTCATCCACGATGCCTGCATTTGTCAACATGTTGATCTCTGCGTCTTTGCTCATGTATTTCACATTCGAAACGATGCCAAAACGCGAAAAGTTCGCGGCGTTCTGGATGTTTGTACCCTGGTACAAGCCGGTTTCATCACCAGATCCGTTCGTGTTGCCAGTGCCAATGAAAGCAAACCGTTCATGCGGAGTAATGCGACGCCATTCTGGAGTTGCCTCTTTGATGACCAACGCTTCACCTTCCAGCACTGGCTGATACACGCCAAGAATTTGTGGAAACGCAAAGTCGTATTCATCCGCGAGGTAAACCCAGCCATGCTTCATTGCGAGCGCAAGCAAGCCAGGTTCGAAATACGTAGAGCCATCACGCGCCAGAATTTGCCCCGTAACATGTGCCTCTTCCATTGATGCTGTATGTTGGGCACGGATCAACGGACGATTGAGCAAAGCACATAGCTGTGTAGGCAATGACGATTTGCCTGTTCCTGCATGACCCCACAAATAGCCAGGTATGCCAAGTTCAAGCATCATGAAAATATCTTTGATCAGTTCGAAGTCGCCATATACGTAGCCCTTCTTCACTTCTGGAACGAACTCTGGATACGGCGTATTGACGTTGACGCTAACCATGAGCGGCGTCCCACGTTTTGTTCCGAGTTCTTCCACCGTTACGTTTAGCAGTTCGTGAGCTGCGACCAGATCTGTCTTGTACTCAACTGTGCCTGTGTAGCCAGGGCTACTGGTCAAGACAGAAGATTTGGCCATTTCGCTTTTTTGCTCGGCACGTTTAGCTTGAATTGCATCAAGTGCCTTTTTCGATAGCGTTGGTTCATCTGGAAACTGCGTTGTGTACATTTTCAGTACGGTGTCAGGATCGGCATCTTTTACTGACTCAGGAATGCCCTCGCAATTACCATTGGCTACATGGGACTTAAAATAGTGAAATGATTTGCCGCACCACTTGCAAACAAGGTAATCAGAAGGATTTTTTTCATTTTGCAGTGCAGTAGTCGTCATGCGTTTTTCCTTTGTTCTCTAATGAGCGTTCAACTTCTTATATAAATATATCATTATATATCGTAAGTGGTTACTTATCGTTAAGGCTGTTTTGTTCACTTTAAAATGATACGAGATAGTTCAGTAACTACAGATGAACCAAGACTATCAACGCTCGTTACCAGGGCATGATTTGAGTAAAATCTCTCCGGTGCGTCAGTCATGATGCCAATTGCCATCAAATCAATATCAGTCTGCGTTTCAATTTGCTTCGCAACTGAACGCAAATGAGCGTCAAAACCTCTCCCAACAGCCCACGGCGCGCCATCACTCAGAACAAGCATGATCTTCCTGTCCTCCATGCGACCGGAAAATAACGATGCAAGGCTGGCTATGCTTTCACCATCCACGTTATTAAGAAGTGGGAATGTGTAGCCTACGCACCCCATACGTGAGCGAACTTCGCGAGAATTTACCTTTTCATTCCAATTTTTGATGATAGGTAGCATTAAAGATTCAAAGCGAGAGAACTCATACTTGACAGCCTTAAGTTCTCCTGCCGCCATATGACTACCAAATGTAGTGAAGCCGGTGATAATGTTGGGAACATTTATTCGATCAAGGGCATCGGCGATGGTATATGCACTTGCAAGAGCCAGTTTAATCGTTATACCACTCATTGAACCTGATAAATCAATCACTTGTTGAACACAGGCGTTAACGGCTTTAGATTCTTCTTTTTTACGAAACACGCGAGCATCATTCATTGCTAATCTGTAGATACTAGAACCATGAATGCGCCCCCGACGCTGGCCCGGTATAAACTGAACTCTGTTTCTGCTTGCTATTGCTCGCTCCAGGTCTTTTGCCAGCGTCGACGAAACACCTGACGAAAGATGCTTTTCAATATATTTGTCGAAGAGCTGGTTGCCTTCAGGAACGATGCGATAGCGGCTGATTGGATATCCTCCCAAATCAATATCGGAGAATGTTTTAATAAGCCGTTTGATATGGGCTTCTGCCTGATCAATCGAGCCGATGAAGTCGTATGAGCGATTGTATGGCCTGTATTCGCTTTTCGAGCTTTCTGTTAACTCGCTTTTAATCGTTTCGGATAGAGCATCTTCTGTCATGCCTCCGACTTCATCTTCTATGCTATCCAGCTCCTCTAAAGCCTCTTCCAGACTCATTTTTGACGGAGTTGGGATATCTGAAGAGCCATCTTCTGTCGTTTTTCTTTTTTCGTGGTCAGCGGTTAATGATTCTGACGCCGCGTTATCAGAAGCATCAGAATCTGATACCTCTTTATCATTTTCTGTATCATCGAATATTGTTTCTGATGATTCAGAATTATCTGAATCATCACTGTCGCTATTATCATGTTTGTACTTACTATGTGATTCTGATTTGATAGATTTGTGATTATCTAACACTGAGGGTGTCTCATGATCTTCGTTGTCTTCATTGTTTTCTCCAGAGGCATCCGTCTGGTCAGCGTCTGAAGGATCGGAAGTTTTTCCCGGAGCTGACTCCTTACCTTTGCTTTCACTTTCAGTGTCTTTGAGGATCTTAGCTATGGTCGCAGCCACCTTTACACAATCCTCGGTGCAAGACATGTTACGCACGGCCACATCGATACCATGTTCTTTTAATAATGAAATTGGTTTCTCAATGACAGGCCAATGTTCATCCATGAAATCTACGAACGGTGCTTGGCCATCCCAGGCTCTTACAACCGGACAGAGAAAGAAGTTTAGAAAAAGCGCGCGCTGATCTTTGCCACAATAAGCAATAGCCTCTGAAGCCTTTGGTTTAAAGACTTTTTCGATTATAAGGCGCTGAGTTGCCATCAGATTACGTCTTGTTCCGTTAAAGACCTGACCCATTTTTCGCTCGATGAACACGTCTTCTAAGGCATTCCATAGCGACCAGGAAGGAACGCGTCCTTTTTCTCTCATTTTGTTGGACACACGAATATCGGTAAACAAAATGTGAGCAACCTCATGATCGAGAAATCCGCGCACAGCATTCATCAATGCCGGTGTTGCGTTATCCGGGATTGATGGGATGTTTACGAAAATTGGCTCTCCATCATCGTTATAGCGTACATAAGCGTCGTCCCCTCGTTCTGCAACAGGGATGTTTTTACCTGAAAGGAGAGCGACTACTCGTTTTACACTGTCACGGAAGTCCTGAACCTCTTTGATGGAACGTTTTTTAGACATGGCTAATCCTTTGTTATGAAAACAAATTATTTACTAGTGTGTTTAATGTAGCACTGCGCGAACAGGGAACTAAGCCATTCGCGCAGGGAGAAGAGGGGTTAACAGATTCTGACGGCTAAAGACCCGGAGCCGATATTGAGAAGCGTGAAGCGTTTGTTGTTAAGTTCGAATATAAAGCCAGTTGTGTCATTCACACCAACCTGAATCTGCTCATTCGGTAGATCGGTGAGGATGTCAGCTACACACTCATCAGCTAATTTCTGTACGTGTCCGATCTCAAGAGCGATTAGGCTGGAAATAGTGGTGTTCATTCAATCAATCCATTCTAACTTATACTATGGTAAGGAATACTACTAAAATTTATATCAATACTGAATACATTCATATCATATGCAAGTTAATTTTCTTACCTGTTTTGGGCTAATTTTTCTCCGTGCAATGGCCTTTAACCGGTCTTTTAAGTGCCTATCGAAAAAAATGATAATAGCTTTACAACCCTAACCTTTGATGTAATATCGGTAAGCACTTACCAGAGAGAATTGAACGCGCAAAGGTTGTAACAATGTCTGACAACAAGATTGAATTTATAGAAAGTCGCTATGCTGCTTTTATCGCAGGGCTGATTGAATCCTCACCTATGAGTCAGGCCCAAATAGCCAGACTTATTGGTTATAAAAATGCCAACAACCTTTCTTTAATTAAAAGTGGCAAAATTCCTTTGCCTATCGATAAGGTTCGTCCGTTGGCGCTGGCGCTGGGTATTGAGCCAAGTCGTCTTATGATGATGGTGCTGGAAGAACGCCAACCTGAACTCGCAGCATTTTTATACAAAGAAGGCACCGCTCCTCTTAACGAGGACGAAAAACAGGTTCTTGCTGCATATAACGAGCGATTCGGTAAAGAGAAAGGCGCATCACAAAAGGTTGTTGAGGCCATAAAGTCTCTATGAAAAATTTACACGAATAAGCTCTGTTGATAGACGATCTCCCTTGAATTTGTGGTCAATTTCGTCTAAATCCGGTTGCTCTACGATTGATGCGATGTACGTCGAGAAACTTTCTAAGGCGTCTCGCATCTCGTCCATATAATCGTGCCGGTCGTAGACTCGATCTATCCCCTCAAGACTGTGGTTCATGATTTTGCGTGATACCTCCTGGCTTATGCCTAATGCTGGGAAGTAACTACGCGCAGTGCGGCGCAAGTCTCGGGGTGTAAATGGCTCAAGCTCCATCAGTTCTGGTCGTTCCAGAATACGACGTAATGCCTGGGCTATTGCCACTTTAGACATAGGAAGGTCTTTCCCGATTTTTTTATTCGAAGGCACGAGCCACTGGCTGCCTTTACCGTATTCGAACAACTCTTCAATGCATGTGCGCATTAATGAGCTTAAAGGCAGAGAATGCTCACGGGCAGATTTGTTCCTCTTGCCTTGATTCCAAACCCCACGCTTAAGATTGAACTCACTTTTTTTAGCCCGCAGTACTTCGTCAGGTCGTCTTGCGGATACAAGACATAGCCTGGCCGCCCATTTTGTACCAGCACACACATTGAAGTAGTCCCATATATTCCAGAACACCCATACCTCTGCGTCGGTTAGCTTCCGCTCGCGAGGTGTGGGCTTTGCGCCACCGGCAACTTTGTTAAGTGACATATCGTTTAACGGTGACACGTCGATCATCCCCTGGAAGGCGCACCAGCTGAGGAACTGCTTCATCAGAGAGAAAACGCGGCGACCCATAACAATTTTGCCATCCAGTATTAGTGGGTTGACCAGTTGGTTCACCATGAACCTATTAATATCACTTACTTTTACATCGGCAATGTGCGGCAAAACATGTATCAAAATACAATGAACAGCGATCTCTGGCCGACGTCTTGTTATCAGCAGAGATAAGCGAGTGAATAACATGAATGCGTCCGAGAATCTCATGTCATTGCTGACCTGGGAGATCATAACGGCCTGCATTTGAGATGCTCTTTCGAGATACTCAATCGCCTCTTTTGAGGTGTTCTCCGCAGCGCGTGCTCTGTCAAAGCTATTTTTCATATGACAATCACCGAGTTACGCCGATGCACTGTATAAGTAAACAGTATATTAGGCATAGATTCTTATAGGATCAAGAGTAAAAGTAACTCATTTTCAGTAATGATTCCATACATAGTAGGTATGGAATCATTGTAGGCCTTTTTTATAAAATCTGTGATTCTTCTCAGGATAAATTATCTAAACTAAAAATTGTGTTTTGTGTTGGCATCTGCTTGAATAGACGCATGTTTATTCAGATATGGAATAATCAGTGAACAACCAAATTCATTGGGACTACCCATTCTCAGAAGAATTCGGCAGTGGGATGGTACACAGACAATTCACTGTGGGAAGCACTATTTATGCCGTTGGGTTTGAACAAATATTGACGATGGATGATTTCACACGTAAGGGAGTTGATATCCTAAATGTACATCCAACATTCCGGTTTCCTCTGAGTGGTGTATGGGGAGTGATTTTTGACGAAATTGACCCTGTAGAAATGGATTTCAAAGGATTTCGGCATATCCAACATCAAGGCTTGGCAGGTGGTCAAGTGCTTTTGAATGTTGCAAGTATAATCTTTGACCATTATACTGTTTGTAACGCAGGAGCTTATGTCTTCTCCGCCGCAGACGACCATCAGCATTTACGCAGAACTGACTTGGTAGACATTTACTGTAAGATACTAGGTCTAAATGGAAAACGTAAAAGTAGATTGTTCGCCAATGGTTTTCCTGGATGGGAGGCATACTGTGATGTACCAACAGGAGGAAGAGGCTATGTCGTCACGACTGAAAGTTATTAATTATTACCCCACCTCTGCAGAACGTTTGAGCCTTGAAATGGGCGAAAGACTACAGAAAGCTGCTGGTCAGGATTTAAAGAACAAGTTGGGTTCAGGGGAAATTAAACTGATTAACGGTAAATATGTAGGTGAAAGCCTGAAAGTTAATAGCACCTCTATGCTAAAAGCGCGGTTGCGTAAAGCGTATATCCCCGCTAAATGAAAAGGCCTATATGGGCCTTTTCATTTTTATAGTGTACTCACCAGCGCCGCAAATTCCGTATACCCCCCAATATGCTCTCCATGTATGAATATCTGAGGTATGGTATCCACTGGTTTACCAACCTGGTTGCTCAACGTTTCTTTGTTGATCCCCGCAGATGTAATATCTATATACTCATAATCACCGTAGCCATGTCCCTTTAGTTGCTTCGCCAACTCGACCGCACGTTTGCAGTATGAGCAGTTATCTCGTCCGTAGATAGTGATCGTCATAACTTAACAAATACCTTTATAAATATTGATTCGAACATATCAGACTATACTACAAACAGATTTTTTGATAAGTATGTAGTAACTTATTGATTGACTAGTAAACAATTGAAGTGATTACGACAATAGATTACAGTAAGGATTGCCTTGAAATGTACATTTTATAGAGGTTTTAATGATTGGTAAGTTGTCTGATTCTTTGATTGAAAATAAATACAACGAATTTAGAGAAGAAATATCTTTACTTTTTGACTATTTAAATCAGATAAATGATACAACAAAGAAAAATATAAAACGTCTTCTTAAAGAAGTGGAGTATGCACAAAATCCAGATACTATTATTAATATTAATGAAACTATTAAGATTAAGTGTGGCACAACGTTAGCTCGCCATTTATGTTCAAACCCATATACAGGTTCAACATTAGAGATAGGTAACAGCGCCATTGATTTAGAAGAAAAGATAAGATTGTGTAATACTTTGAAAAATAAACAATATCAGTGGGTTATTACTGAAGCCTATGAGTTACTGGAAGACTATATTGAGGCAATATATGTCTATACTGTATGTGTTCGAAATGATTTATGGTCCTCAAGTGATTTTGGTAAGGTTGAAGATGATGAAATTGGGAAAAGGGAAGTTTATTACAGATTATTAAAAGCAAAAAGTAACCCATCGAAAAAAATAACTAAAATTTTCAGAAATAAAATACCTGGCTTCAAAGAGATAGAAACAAACAACAAGATTGGCAAAAACTATCGCTTTAACATCAAGCTAATTGAACTACTAAGACATACAATAGTACACAATAGTGGACGATTCAATGATACAGAAAAATTTATAAATAAGGTTTTAGATGAATCTGAAATAAACGGTAAGAAAAGAGTTATTGGAGAAAGAGCTGTTAGAAGTTACATTACTAAAGTGCAAGAAGATGATATTGTGATGCTCTTAGAAAGACCATCTGAAATTTTAGGTTCTTTTGGTGGGTATTTTAACAGAGCAAAATTTTTACTAAGTGATATTTTAGAATACTCACTAATCATTAAAGAAGAACTAAAATCATATCTAGGCAATCATTAACAAAAAAGGGGCCGAAGCCCCTTTGGATTTTGCGCTTAAAAAAGTGTTGCTAGGATGTTAGCAAGCTATGGTTAAGAACGTCTGCCGTAATTGTCTATCACAGCGTTGAGCGGTCTGGTTTATGTTAGCGGAGTCTTAATCGAGTTGATTAAAAGGCCAAACCGCTCAACGCTGTGTCTGGCGGAGAGTAATGGAATCGAACCATCATCGCTTGCGCAATGGGACGGTTTTCAAGACCGCTTGAGCACCATGCTCCCTACTCTCCAGCTATTGTGATGGTCGGTGCTGAACTCCGACACAGGGTTGTAGCAAGCCCCGCAAAGCGCGCACTACTGTAGTTGCGGCACATCAGCCTGTGCATTCATCACAACGGTAAGATCACTACCTTTCGACCAGTCATTGTGCACATGAACGACGATTAACCGTAATGATCTTATCGTTGTGTTGTGAAGCCAGATGCTTATCTTCTGGTTGCTTCAAAGAGCTGCACTTCCTCACAACGGTAAGAGCACTGGTCTGACTCTATCGATTTACGGCCTTGTGGGTCAGTATCGCCGATTCGCCCAATGCTCTTACCTGTTGTGTTGGTGCCGGTTAACGGACTTGAACCGCTGGCCATTCGCTTACAAAGCGACTGCTCTACCAACTGAGCTAAACCGGCAATTTGGTGGGGAGTGATGGAGTCGAACCACCCGAGTCGCCATGACAGTAGATTTACAGTCTACACCGCTACCTCTACGGACTAACTCCCCTAAATTGGCGATGGTGGGTGGATTCGAACCACCGACCAGTTGGTTAACAGCCAACTGCTCTACCGCTGAGCTACACCATCAATTCAGCACTGCCAGTATTTATTACTCAACAGTGCCAATCGCGACGGTTTAGTTTCTGCCAGGAAACGCACCGCTACTTGCACTTTTCGTTAGTGCCAGACGCTTTCGACTTCGCTCAATAGTAGAAGGCAAAATCTTTAAGTAGATGATGTTTCTGAGGACAGCACCTACTTTGTAATTTATACAATGTGATGTATGGAATCATTTGTTGTGAAAACAGGCACCAATGGCAACAGTGGTTAAACCTACACAACAATCCCGTCTTCACAACGTTGAGGCCACTACTCCGATTGAATGTTTGCCCAACATGTTACATATCAACGCTCGCCGGTATCTCTGTGAATAGAACCTTAGAATTGATAAAAATGTAATGGCCTCAACGTTGTGTGCTGGCTAACCATACCAGCCGGGCTACGTCGCCGCTTTTTAACCCAGTATAAACGACATAATTGAACAAAATGACGTAACAGGATGGGCGGTCAGTGGCTAAGAATCCGGGAGTCATATGGAGTTGAAAATATACCAACCGCCCATTCTGTTACTTCATCGGAGGGAACATGAATGTTCCCTCCTGCGTTCTGCAATCACACTCGCTCAGTGTGTCCCATTTCGGTAACGAGGCTGGAAACTGACCTCGCTGGTGTTTGGCTTATTAGGCTACTGCCAGATAGACTTCTTCGTTTGCACTTGTATTTAAGTTCAAACAGTCGCGTCTCAACGAAAACAAAGTCATCTTATACATAAAAGATAGGTAAGTAAATACTTATCGAAATGTTTTTATTCGGTTGTGACTTTTTTGATCAAGGCCACTCTACGATCAGGTGTTCTTGTGATGGTGGCAGTGAATCGTTTCGCTTGGATAGTAATGGTTTCGTTCTCATTAAGTTGCCCGTAGCGAGTTTCCACAAGGGTACCAAGACGCCACAGGCCATCATCAATACGTTTATGGCTAGCAAATTTAATCAGCAGCAGTTTTACGACTAACTGCCCTACGTAAAAAGCGAATGCGACTCCGGCTGCCATAAAATAGGTTGCCAACCACCATTCCCAAGAAGTTAAATTGCTCATTTTCTCACCTTTGTTTCATGAACTACCCGATACACACGCTTTCCGATGCACAGTGTTTTGGTTTTAAGTTCCTGCTTAATTAAGTCACGACAGATGCCGAAGCCGATAAAGAAGCCACCCATAAAAGCTAATGAGATGTATGGAATCATTTTAACACTCCTGATTCTACTAATTGCTGTAGCAATACTTTCCCTTTATCAGTTAACTGGTAGTTGGCCGAACACTTCGTTTCAGAAACGTTTGCAACCAACCCTAAACGCTCTAACTTAGCTCGCGTTTTAGGCTTCCAGTACTCAGGGAACTCCGGCCACTTACTGATTTCATGAAGCGTTTCCTTCTCCCGTTTACTTAATACGATCATCCTTAATCTCCTTCACGGTGTTGGTTATTTCTACAATGCGATAAATGCGACCGCGTCTTTCTATAACACCGTTTTTAATGTAGTCATTAATGCAACTGGACATCACCACAATACCGATGAAAAAACCAACTGCTAAAAATGCAATCATCCAGCCGAGCATCATTCTTTATCTCCGATTCGATCTTCTGTATCGCGTAAGCAACGCGGCCATTTCAGTCGTGGGTGGCGTAAGCTGCCATCAGGTGTTTTCTCGTGACAATGAACCTCGACAATACGACCACGGTACTTCTCTTTGTTGTTCCAGATCTCGTCCAGATATTTATGCTTAATGCCGCTCGCACGAACGATGACGCCGTTTTCAAGACGAATAACAATTTTTCCAAGCGTGTTGGCAAAACCAGAGTCCGGGTCGCCCGGCTCAAAATCGATAATTTCACCATCTTCTGAATCTTCGTCTTTTAACTTCCACCAGCTGCGGGTACGTTTAAATTCGTAAACAGAGTTCGGATCTTTGCCCATCTCCCCTTCTTCGTTATCGTCCAGGCGTTTCATGAAGCGTTCGATGAAGTCTTCGTGGCTATGGATGATGTAGAACGGATGCAGGTGAATGTCTTGTGCGTAGCCTTCACTGCGATCGTTTTTGAACAACGCCACGAGCATAGCCAGGCGCTCTTTCAGCTTCATACCTGTCTTTGCATACTCTTTGGATTTAGCCTGTGCTCGCCATTCCGGTAGGAAGAAGTCGAAAACATGATAAATAGCGCCAATTGCCTGCACGTTCTTTTTGCGCAATGCAGATACGGACTGGTTAAATGAACCGGCTGTGCCTTCACCATCGAAGAAGATGTGTTTGTGGCCTGAAAGTTTGCCTAATTCGAGCATGGCTGGCTTTAGGTGATCGAGAGACGTGATTGGATTACCAGTACGAGAAAGGAAGTTAACCTCTTCTTCGTCAACAATAACCTCGCAAATTACTCGCAAACCATCGAGCTTAAGGCTGCCAATCATCGGCCATTTTGCTTTAGGGTTTGGCTTGAAGGGGTATTTGTCGCCTTTTTCTTTATACGGTGACGCCAGCTGCACCTCGAATTTCGGAATGGGATTTTCAAAAACCTTGTTACATAGGCTAATCCCAACGCCAGCTTTCGGATCTTTTAAGAGGAAACGACGGAAGACGTCCTGCCCATCGGCGCACATTGACGCCACGATAGACTCAACAGCAACTATTGCTGCGTTCCCCGTCAGCTCGCGAGAGGCCAGCTTATTCAGTATATCAATGGCTTTTTCGTCACTTGGGACGGACTCACTAAGCGGCTCTGCCACTTTGTATTTTTTTACCCCAAAACGGATGAAAGGGTTGAGCATCAATGAAACCATGCTTTGCTCGAAGTCATCCATGTTGGCCAATGCCTCTTTTTTTGCATTGGTTCCCATAGCTTTCATTTCGTCCAGCTTATGCTTAAGTGCGATCAACTTTTTCATTGTTGTTTTACCTCCATATGTTGATCGATTTGCTCATGTGTTTCTTTTGTTGTTTCTTCAAGCAACGCCGCATACACGTCAGTGATCGCTGTTTGTGATGTGGTGCTCTTCTTAACCATGCTATTAATCGTTACACTGTCACGTTTTCGTTTTATAGTTCTGGCTTGTTTATTCCGTTCTTCAACCTCCTTAATGAGCGCGGTCATATCTTCGAAATACAGAGATTCTCCTTTACGAATCTCTTCAACCATCATTTTTAACGCCTTGCATTTGCCTGCTTTAATAGCGGTTGCGCACGACTGGAAAGAAGTTCGAGGAAGACGGTTTTCTTTGAAGGCAAGAATGGTGTGCTGGCAAACGGAATAGCTGCAATATGTCGACTCACCGTTTATCTTTACTTCCTCACAACGAAGTGAATAACCGTTATTTCCTGAAATAGAAGGGATTTTTGACAAATCAGCTTTCACAATTACCGCCAGAAATAATCTTGTGCTTACCTATCATTATTTGCGTAAAAACGACACACAGAGAGCTTACCAACTTCCCCAGCTAATCATCTTGCGCTGATCGCTTTCTAAGCGATAAGGGGCAAGAAGCTCTGTGACATGATTGGTGGCGTATGATTTAGCCTCTTGCTTAATCATCGGTAATTCGTTAGCAATCCTGACCATCTTCCCAGCAAATTCCGCCATTACGCCATCACAAGCCTTCCCCGCATCAACAACGATATGCACAAGATCCAACTGGCTTTTGCACATATCCCAAAGAGACGCGTATTCACTCTCTCTGATTACATTTACGGCACTATTAGCCCCTTTATTAATCAAAACTTCCAACAGATTTTTCGGGGTAACGAAATCTGCTTTCAGAGATAATGTCTTTTCACCACTTATCGAACGCAAGTACTCTTCGTAGTTATTCTTCATCAAACCGCTGCTGCGCATTGCTAGAACTGCTTCTTGAATGGCCGCTTCAATAGTTTCGTCGTTTGAAAGACAAAAAACGGTATTTGTGTAGATCACTCTGCCATCAAGCCATGCTCCAACCTGCACTTTAAGACTGAGCGGGTTTTCTTTGCTAATAAAAACAACTAATGCAGAACGCCGTGCACAAGAAGGTTCGCCCCATACGTGTAACTCAACCTTCAGATAAGGCAACCCTGGTAGCGGGATCTCGTCCATACGAGCAGCGATATGATTCATTGCTGTATTGACGGCCTTTCCAATGATGTCTAGTCGACTGCCCTCGCTGATTTCTAAACCTGTTTTATCAATGATGTCACAGGCCAATTTCTGAATTTCGTCTTTCATACCAACTCCTAGCTAACAGATGAAAGTATTCTTACAAAAAACTAAGTATGTATCTACTTATCATTTTAGGCGCAATAGTTCCCTATACGAAGATGCCGGGCTTATAGTCTGCCCGGCATTCACCATTAATGAGCTACAGCCTCACTGTTGCACATCTTTCTGTAGACCTGCTTATAACGCTGTAAGTCATGAGGATCATTAGGTGCCAACGACTTCGATAGGATTTTGTATACCACCCCTTTCGAAAACATGCCCTTTGGCTTCATTTCGAGTTCAACAACATATGAGTGATAGCCCACGTATGCACCAAAGCCATTTTTGGCGTTCAATTCTCCGCACACAAAGCCTGTCACACTCCCATCGTCATGATCAGTCCTGACAAACTTATCTTTCCTAAACATCACCGACGTGGGATCTTTCATATCATCCGCAATTGCTTGTTGGCCCAGAGCAATAGCCTTCTCGTCTGTAGGCTTACACCCCACTAAAGCAAACAAAGACAATAAAGCTCCTGTTAAAATCAGCTTATTTTTGCTCATGTTGGCTTCCCTTTATTTATATTTATCGCAGGTATTAGTTAATCAAAACACGAGCAGTGCCACAATAATTAAATGGCGTACTATTTCTTATGGTTATTAGTTTCCTAGTAACTTTACCGACCATAAACTAAATCAACAAAGCTGACATATTAACTAAATTTAAGTACCATTTTTCGCACACTTGACACTTGCCGCGTCTAAACTGTTCATCCTATATCAACAGAACAAAAAATATGAAATACATAAAATCTTCATCGTTGCTGGCATTAACTTTGCTTTTTAGCTCTGGATTCGTTAACGCAGACAATAAACAAACGCTGATAGAAGCCGCTACCGCAGGGGATACCGCAGCACAAAGTGAGTTAGGGACAAATTATTTTGATGGTATCAATGGTTTTGATAAGGATGTAGTTGAGGCCAAGAAGTGGATTGATCTCGCTGCAGAAAAGGGAGACAAAGTAGCATATTATGCACTTGGGGTTATGTACACATTTGGCGAGGGTGTAGATAAAGACTTAAATAAAGCAGTTGAGTACTACAAACTTGCGGGAGATGCTCGTGAAGGTAGAGCCTATAACAATCTTGGTGCTATTTATCAAAAGGGGATGCTTGGTAAAGTAGATCATGCGCTCGCCATTAAATACTTCAAACTAGCCTCTGATGCCGGGTATGTTAAAGCTAGCTACCTTCTTGGTGCGTATTACCAATATGGTAAAGGTGTACAAAAGAGTTATAAAAAAGCTTTTACTTATTACAAAAAAGCGGCGGATCAAGGTAGTTCAGATGGCATGTTCGCATTAGGCACCTTATACGATGACGGTTTAGGTGTTAAACGCAACGATGCCGAAGCAATTAAGTGGTATAAAAAAGCTGCTGAACTCGGAAACGCCGATGCCATGACAAATCTTGGCATTATGTATGAGTATGGTGAAGGGGTTAAAAAAGACTATAAAAAAGCAGCTGAGCTTTATCAGGCTGCTTGTGATAAAGAAGATAAAAATGGCTGTGATTACATTGCAGAACTGAAAGAAAGCGGCAAATATCGAGCGCCGGCTTCCAAAGCCAAAACAAAATCCGCCACCCAGCGACTTATTGCTAAATCCATTGATAAGGGCGTTAACGCTACATTTACCTGGCAGGGTGATGATGCTACCTTCACCGCTAATGATGGCAAAGTTGACTGCACCTTCCTGAAGGATTTTTCAGAGAAAGGAGGCAATCTGGCTACCTCGTTTGTTTGCACCGATAACGTTCAAATCATACTGAAGCAATTCAGAGATACCAAGAATGCCTACCTCGCGGTAATGACTGACAACTTCAACACAGAAGTTAAATCATTTTCGGTCAATGTGTACGTGACTAATACTGGTTCAAACTAATGCTGCTATGCCTTTTACCTTGCTTAAAAGTTCAAGCTGTCGTGAGTAAGGTTTTGCGCAATAGTAGGCTTTGATAATCTGCCCCGGGGTCGCATCGCCGGGGTCGAGTCCTTCCTCGCCCAAACATGCAATTTTCACATTAAGACCGATACTGGTCAGTCGCCTGGCTGCGGCCATAGTGTTTCGTATAGCTTGCTTTTCACTATCCCACATCATGATCACATTACGTAATCCACGCGCCTTGAGCGTCAGGAACGCGCCCAACTGATCTTCTGCATCCTGAGTGGTGTTACCAGATAGATGCATCCCGAACGTTCCTATTGGTTCCACGTAATCGCGTAATGTTTCTTCGTCAAAAATAGCTCGTTTGACCCCCATAACATCGAACGCCCCCTCACAGACAACTACAGTCTGTTTGCCGACTGCATTGTGGCCGTTGTAGAGAAACTTACCTGAAGCTGGAAGCTGCATAGGAAAGAGGTAGCGGCGTTCTGCTGTACCGGTAATGTCTCGTCCTTGAAATGTCTTCATTACCCCATCCAGATCGTAAACCGGTATCAGTATTCGCATATCGAAAATCTGTCCTTTAACCTGATCTGTATACGGATCTACATAAGCGTGCTTGCCTTCGACGCAGTATCGTAGGTCAAAATACTTTGCCATTTCAGGCGATATATTTCGTTCAACCAGATAGTCTGGAAGATGGCCATCTATAGGAAGATCGTAATGACGAGGGAGTGCAACTGGTCCCTCTAACTCGACTGTGCTTGCAAGCACTATCTCTTCTTTCTTTGGTGCCCACCCCTGGGAAAGAAGAGCGTTCTGCACATATTCCTCGAACTGTCGTCGTGATTTACCGCTGTAGTGCTTGAGGAAGACCAGCTTATTGAACTGAATCTCTTCGGGATGATCACCAGCGAAGCATTTACCGACGCCACTGGTCAGATTGAAATATACCTTCCAGTTGGAGCTGCCGCATACCGGACACTCCTTGATATTCACTTCACGACCGCGAGTACTCACGCCTCCACGTCGATAAACGATACCTTCAGTATCCAACCATTGTTCAAAATCTAATTCGGTAATTAGCTCTTTCAGCTCGCTCACGATAATTCCACTTTTAACAGGCAATATTGTGACCAACCTAAATGTTGATATAACATAAAGGCTCATGTGTTTTTCTTTTGTGGTTTGGCAAAAGAAAAGTTGTTTCACCAATGAATCAAGCGTGGAGGTGTTCTCCACGCTTATTTTTTAGGTAACGTCTAAGATTCGCTCAATGAAGCGCATTTGTTCGAGGTTTTGTTTAACGCGAATGCTGATCCCTCCCTGCTGGTTACGCGAACCAGCAAAGTAGAGACGAGCCTCTCCTTTCGCTTCTTCTTCTTCGGTTTTGTTGATCGTTATTACCAGGTCAGCAATACGTACTTTTTCGATGTTGTCGGCAGCGTGCATCATTGTGGCAACTTCTGACGCGCCACCTTCACGGTTTGTTTGCGACGCCGTGATACCAGCAACGTTATGCTTGTCATAAAGAGCACGTAAATCGGTGTAGATACTACGAATGTTGGCGCGATCATCACGAAGGTCATAACTGGCACGCATCAAATCTGCGTAGTCGACAACAACCATGTCAGGCACCATGCCATTGGCTTTCATACTGTTAAGCATACGGTCCAGATCTGCCGGTGACATACTTCCTGACGGACGCTCAACAACCCACAAACTACCAATCCCCTTCGTGGCTCCCAACTCTGCCAACTTGCGATGAACTTCATCGCGCCGTTCCACCAGCTTGGACATTTCCGTCTCCGACAATCTTGCATCAAAACGGTCGGACAAAATGGTGGTGTGAACCTCCAGCGAGAGATACAGAACATTGTAGCCAGCAAGCGTAGCGTTTATGGAAAACTCACCCATTGCGGTCGATTTACCGGATTTAGCAAAACCCATGAAGAGCACCATTTCGCGCTTTGCCCAGCCTTTTTGGTACAGCAATCTATCAAGCAGAGGGAGTCCAGTTGTAATGCTGTTTGGCACATACTCCTCTGAAGCCTCATATTCACGCGCTTTCAATCGCTCACTTGCGGAGGTGTAGTAGTCATAGATTCCGGTCGCTTCGTTCGAGCCTATCTGCTGAACCTTGGCCATGATTGCCATCGCCCCCTGAAAGTCGCCCTTCTCTTTCAGTTCAGCAGCTTTAATCAGAGCATCATCAAACGCTACACTTTTTGCGAATGTGGATACCTGGTCAACCATGTACGAGGTATCAGACAATTTTTCTGCAAGGATGCGCTTAAACGCAGCAACAACATCCGGGAAGAGTTCCTCACGGATGGTCTTATCGCGTTTCGCACGCTTAAGCATATCCAGAATCGCAGATGAAGAAGGCGCGCTCTTGTACATACGGTAATAGCCCGAAACCATATTAACCAATATGGCATTGGCCGCATTGGCAAATTGGCTAGGCACAACCAGATCTCCCGCACGAGTAAGAAACTCGTGATCACGACAAAAATATGCCGTCAGTCTGTTCTGGAAATCTTCATCAAACTCTTCGGACAGCCCGCGTCCTGTATGGCAAAGTTCGGTCATGTGCTTTCCTTTGTTTTTTAAACAAATTGTTTTCTAGTATTAGTTAATTAGATAGGGGATCAATAAACCGCCGTGCTTCTTCCAGTTCTTCTGGAAAGTGGGCGGAAATAAGGCGCTCTGGAACGATTTCCATTAGCCAGATAGCGGAGAAAATTGCGCGTATGCGCTTGCTGCGGGGGATGGTGCGTAAACGCTCCAGAATCCACTCAAAATAGCTTTCCTGGATCGGGTTGAACTGCATGTCTCCCATATGCTTAAAGCTAACTAGAGAGTCATCCAGACGGGTTGTTGCGCGTCTGGCTAATTTCTCTTCGAATATCTCAACCAGCTCTGGCTGCCATAAATGCTGTGGGCGCGGCAGCTTGTCCCACAGCCGTCGTGCAGCTGCGGAAAGAACGGTGGAGATAAAGTAGTCGTATGAGCAGCAATAGCGGTCAGCAAACTGGCGTGCTTTCCATAGAGACGTTTTATTGGCAGTCGACAACTCCTGATAAGGCAGGCGTTTTAACCCGGTGGTGAACGGAGCTGTTTCAAAGTGTTCGCGACCGTGCGTCAGCATGATATTTGAGTACTGACGTTTGTATGCCTCCGTAAAAAGACAGGTGGCCATGAGAGGATGCATGTCGCGGTAATCAAACCACTTCGTCTCGAAGAGTTCAGCCTCGTCTTTACAGCGCGACAAACCAATGTTTTCAGCGACCCACTTGTCCATAACAGCGGTATTCCACTCTGTCATGAAGTCGTACTGGTCGTTGTCGATGGTATCGAAAAAGATTTGGCTCATGTGGCTCACCTGGTAGGTAGTTACTTACTTATCACAATGAGCGGATGATAGCGACTGGTGGCAGTTTTTGGAAGTGGAAACGGAAGGGAGTTGTTCTGGTGGTGTCTTTTAAAAGACCTGCTTCCGTATATATTTAATAAGTTACTTATTATTTATATATACAGAAGCAGGCATAACTTGTCGTCTTAGACGCCCAGAAGCTCTACACTTTGAGCCTGTTAAATTGATTAAAAACTTATGTGTAAAATAGAACGCATTAGTCAGTAGCAAAGAGATGCAATAATGGACGATTTATCGGTATACGCGAGATCATTGGATAAGGCTAAATACTATGTTTACTGTCTCTATGATACAGAAGACAAGATGAAAAGACCGTTTTACATAGGAAAAGGCAAATCGACTCGTTGTCTCGATCACATCAAGTATCCCGATGACTCTCCCAAATCCATGCGGATCAAAGAACTTTTGGCTAATAAAAAATTAGGCATAGATATACTTCGTCATGGTATGGATGAAACCACAGCCAAACTTGTTGAGGCGACATGCATCGACCTTATGGGGGTCGGAGAGCTTACGAATAAGGTACGAGGAAGTGGTTCCATGATGGGCAGAATATCACTGGACGCCTACCATCACTTAGTGCTGCAAGAGGAAACTGAAATTGCTCCTGAGCACGCCGGTCTTGCCTTCCTGCTAAACAGCACCTACAAGTCAGGAATGTCCGCTCTGGCATTATATGAGGCTACGCGTGGCGTATGGGCAAAGGTTCCAAGAGACGAGAATCTCAAATATGCCTACGCTACATATGGTGGGCTGATAATGGAAGTTTATCAGATTGAATGCTGGGTCAAAGCCGGTTCTCAGCAGTACTTTACAAGGGATATAGCTCTTGGCCCCGACACAAAACGTTATGAATTTGTTGGCAGAATAGCCGATGAGCATATTAGAAAACTGTATGTAGGCAAATTAATCAAGAAGCCACCAAGCTACGGTAGCCCTTTTGTGAAGGTTGGGGTGGTTAGGACTGAACATAGTGTTAGCGCGGCATAAAGCTGACACTGTAGTTATGCATTGGCGCAATGTACGCGCCAATGCATGATTTTTAACCTTTCTTCATCAACTCTCGTTTGATTTCATCGGTACGCATCGTGACATCGGCAGCGGTGATCGCCTCATTCAATTTCACGATGTCCTCGATTTCCTGCGGTGACTTCTCTGCCAGATGGAAAATGGCTGCTCGAATCACGTCAGAACGAGTGAACTTCTCGAAGCGAGGGATGAACTTCATCATCTCCAGCAGTTCGAAGTATTCGTCCTCCAGTGACATTGTGCGGCTTTTAATTTTCTCTTTGCCACGAGTCGGGCGTCCCTGTGGTCTGACTGGTTGGCGCAAAGGAGTTGTGTTCTTAGCCGGTGCATCAGGCTCTTTGCGCTTTGCTAGGTCACCCATTTTCATGGACATTATTCTTCTTCCTCCAGACTCAACAGATAATCTACAAATTCTTCAAACTCGGCTTCCGCCTTTTTGTCGCGCTCGCTACCGGTCATTTCAAAGATAGAACGACCAGACTCTTCCGCATCATCATAGACGTTGCGGTTATATAGATTGACTGGCGCAGACTCGATGCCAAACGTCTCAACAATCTCTTTAGCCGCCAGAATGCGAGACACTTGTGATGGCAAAGCCGGGCACTGGTTCATGACCGCGCGGACCTTCACTTTATCGTTTACATTACGAACATTGTCGATAATAGGATCGATGTCACGCAGAGATTTCAAATCACGACGCTTAGGACGAAGCGGGATAATGATAACGTCGGCCATCAGCATCGCTTGTCGCTGAATTTCGGAGTCAAAGCCACCAGCATCTACCACTACATACTCAGCTCTACCCTGAAGCGATTTTAGGTGCTTAATGATGTCATCCTGAACGTATGCAAAAGGAATCAGCTCAAGGTCTTCGTTCTGTCGACGGTCTTCACACCAGCTCGTTGTCGTGCGCTGAATATCTATATCGGTGATATAAACCTTCTTCTTCTTTTTGACTTTCAGGCAAACGGCAATTTGCTGGGCAACGGTGGATTTGCCAGGCCCGCCCTTTGTGCCGCCAACCACAAAGATCTTGGTCATTGGAGAGTTCCCTTTGCGTATATAATTATCGTCTGAAACAACTTGTTTTCTTATATGTGATATAGCCTAAATGCCTACGGCTGTGGTGTAAAGGTTAAATGGTAGGTGCTGCCTTAGAATTTTTAGGCGAGAATCAATGGCTGTTAACAAAAAAGGCGACCAAAGTCGCCTGATTTTTAATCTTTTAGGTATAAACCTACTGGAGTTCTTGTTTTGCGGGAGATGATAAGTACGATAAATTTCTGAACGTTAACTTGCACTTTGTTTGGGAGCCAAGAGCTTAACTCTGCATCAAGCAACAATCCTCTGTTCCACGGCAAAAATCCGGTTTCTTTCCCCATCCCGTACTCGCCTAACACATCCTCGAACGTTTCTGTTTTGGCATTGTATATACGCACATCGCCGGTTCGCATGAGAGGCCCTGCCCAGATCTTAGCACCAGGAATGGTTTGTGTATCGTCGCAGACTAAATGCTCATACCAATGAAGAAGAAAGAGATAGGTACGGTGACACAATCCTCGCTGACGACGCTCTCTGACAGTTTCGACACCGGCTACCTGGTAACATTCGATCTCATTACCGTCTTCAACAAAACTATATTCACGCAGAGCTATCCTACCAGCGATCGTATTTTTGTTTTCGTCCAGAAGCCCGGACTGGAGCACCTCTTTGATAATCTCTTCTTCAGGGGCATCTTCATCCGCTCGATCTAAGATGAATTCGCTCAGGTCGCCTTGGTCGCGCGCACCTACAAGTTCCATAGAGACATACAGGCAAATGTCATCTTCTGGTTCAATGATTTCAATTTCTGAGATTTTATAGAGGGAGGCTTCATTGATAAGAAAGCCAAAACGAACAACACGAGTCTCCCCTTTATGAGGAAACTCGCTTAGATCTTTTGAATATGCGCTATCTAGTGTAGGAGCCATTTTGTAGCAGAATCATCAGCCTTAACCGTGCTGACAATGCTACCATGATTGCGTAAGAAGCGGCGAATAGAATGTTCAATAACCTCCGAAAAAGCCTCGATAAAACGAGACAGCTCAGGGTACTGTTTAGCTGGCTTGACTACAAAACGAACACGACCATTCAGGTAAATTGCTTCAGCTAATGGCTTCACGCTTGCACCAGCGCGCTCAACATCGTCTTTGAAGGTAACGATGAAGCGTGAGTCTTCCGGTTCAATAGCGTCATTATTGAGCTTACGTACTTCAAGCTTGTGCTGATTCAGCACATGAGTCTCGATAATACTCGTGCAATCGCGAATAGTTTGTATAGAACGTTTCTCGTTCAGCATGTGTCCACCTTAGCCGTTAACACAAGTGTCATTGCGGCACCCCTCTCGGGGTTGAAGGCTACGAGGATGCGTAGCCTGTATGTGCCCACTTACGTGGATGCCTAATAAATCTACATCAAATTACTAAATGATTCAACATGAGCTTGAGTGAACAGGCGTGTATATGAGTGAAGATGCCATCTTTAGGATAAAAGGTAAACTGAGACCACTCATCAATCATCGACTCAGTTCAGGTGCCCCCACTCACACAGCCTTTCACCTATCGTATTGTGGATAAGCAACTGTCGCTCCGTTTCCTCAGTCATAAAATCCTCTCTACTCACATAAATAGGATTTGCAGCATCGCAGAATAGCACGCCTGGAGCCTGCGTCTTAATCACGCACCCATTTATCAAACAGCTCGCGATGAACACCAGAGGCATCTTTTTGCCGCACTTCATTAACCGTTTCATTTTTGACATCCACTGTGCTTTGAAGTCGTTTTCTGTCTTCCTGTTTTGCCTTCTCTTCCATTGCTCGTCGCGCCGCATTTCCGCCCATCGTGTAAGCGCCGACAAGAACGAAAAGAACGGCAGCCAGCGTAATCAAAGCAACTTTTAGCTTTGTCATCAGGCTGCCTAGCATATTAGACCATCCCTTTCTGGTGTTTTCTTACCTGCGACCAGGCAATGAATCCTGCCACAACAATAGTGGCAATACCGAAGATGATGCGTACTGTATCCCCGCTAGAGATATGACCTTGTGCTTTATCCATAGCAGCGGAAACCTGCGGCATAACATCGGCAAGCTGCGCCAGACCAATACCTGCTGTGACAGTTGCGCCTGCGGTTTCTTTAGTTACAGGAACAGCCTTCACGGTTTTCACCGGCTTAACGACGCCGGCTCGACGCAGACCTTCCTCAATAACTTCTGCCGCATACCAGGTGTTCAGCGTTTTTAGTGGACCTCGACCATTCTCGTGGCGAATGATTGCCTCAACCAAAGGTCGAAGGATGTCGTAATCATGCAGATCGATGATCATGTCTGCGGTTACACCAACGGCTTTAGACACCTCATTAATGTAGGCGTCAGTGTTGTTTTCATTCGGCGGTGCCCAACGTTCAATAACTTCACGAATGGTATCGATACTTGAGCCGTCTTTTGCGCGACGTTTGTCGTGGTAGGTAATTAGAGTCACCGCCAGCGCACGAATCCCCCAAACAGGGTCTTTAAACGTGCAAAAGCGCGGTTCGTCTGGATTCGCAACCAGACCTTGCCACGGTGATCCTTTATCAAGATTACCGGGGTTATTATTACGAATGCCTCTCGGAGTCTTCATCCTTGATCTCCTGTTATTGCAGTCCATTTTTTACGCCATACGCGGCTAACCCCAAAAGCAGTGCAGTAATAATGAACGACGTTATTTTAGAAACAATGCCGCCAAAGAACCCACTGGAGATGGAATCTAACCGGTTAAGGAGTTTGTCCAGATTGGAGTGTTGAATACTATGTTGCGCCGGGGTCATATCACCAAAGTAGGTTTTCAGCTGATCATTGACCTCCTGGCCAATTTCTTCACGTAGCTCTTTACCTAATTTGCCAACAACCTCCCGAGCAACGATCGCGGCAATACGCTCAACTTGCTCTGTTGTAACGCTCGCCATCTCGTTCGACATGTTTTCCTCCATGAAAAGTCAAATCGGGATGGCGGATTTATATCACATTTCACCCTTTTATTGTAGGTGTGTACCTACCTATCATTCAGCATTGCAACGGACTGATGAGAAAGCACCTACTCCTACCCATCGCCAGTTATAGATACTACCCGCTTTGTATAAGGTATAGTCGTTCACTTTTTTAACAGCATATATGGGTATGACTGTCTCCTGTCCACCAATGATAGCCTCACCGTAACATATAGGTGTCGGCAATTTCTGGCAGCCAGTAAGAGAGAGAACAACAGCTATTATTAGAAATAATCTTTTCATCATTTACTCATCAGTTATACAGATTTCTATTTATTACCGGTACTCTGCCATTTACGCTAAAACTATGGCCGCCATTAAGTTGGTTTACGAATATCGAGCTAACAGTATTTCCATATGCCGCATATCCATAAACCATTGTCATGGCTCCGCCCGGTACTGGAACAGCGAACACATTCGCATATGTTGGGATTATCGCTGGTGGGTAATCAAAAACATGCCCTCCAGAGCTGTTCCACTCCGTATTATTAAGAAAGGTAAATGAAAGTGGGATATTTGCCGTATTATAGATTTCCTCCCCTTGTGCATTGAAAAAACTCATGCCCCAAGTTTCTTTTTTGGCTATACCTTTCGAAAATACGTATATCGTGGCACTAGAGTCGCTACCCTGACCTCCGAAACTGTAAATCACCTGGTTGTTACGCACTATTCTGTTGGCTATTAATGAAACAGCTTTCGAATAGGCAACAAAAATCATCGGTGAACGATCTGGAGATATTTGGGTGTTAAACTCTGTCCCGCCGGACAAAGAAACAACCTGCTTTCTCTGAAAAACGATAGGAGACAAAGAAGGAGACATCCAGACCTTCCCGTCAGATCGATATATCTTGCTTCCGTACATTATTTTTGAAAAACCAATATGTTTAAATTACCACTAGCTCCAGACCACGAAATGGTATTTCCAGAAACCGTAAGACTTGTGTATTTTCCATTGGTTACGTCCATTATGTAATAGTCGATTCCCAATCCCGCCTCAACCTCATATGTTCTACTTCCTGAACCAGAGGGAGTAAAATAATCGAGGTAATAAACAGGGGCCAACGCATCGACCATCTCCTGTCTTGATGGCGACCAAACCTGTGCACCATAGCTCATAAATATATCCTTATACTTTTAAGCAGGGGCTGGTTTAGTTCCAGCCCCGATTGAAGTTGTTTATTCTTTAGGTGAATTTAACTTCGTTTCAAGCTCCTCAACCCTTTTGGTCAATTGCTGAATATGATGAATGAGTGGTACAACCAAACGCTCATACATCACTCCTTCAGCGACCATACCATTTGAGGAAATATCTTCTGGAGAATCATTATTTGTTGGTTCACGCCAATGGACATATTGCGGGGCAATCTCACCAACCTCTTCAGCAATAAGGCCGTAATACCCCCAATCCTTTCGGTCACCTCGACAAATTGAACGATACCAAACAGGTCTTAATGACAAAAGTTCATCAGCATATCGATCTTGTAATGTTTCAATATCCTTTTTATAGCGCCTTGAAGAGGTTGAACGCCAAACTGTATTGATACCTGGGTTTGGATCAATGTACATATTGGCACCGCTAGTAGTTGTGCCAATATCCCATATAGCAAACCCTCCACTACCGCCTGATTTGACAACCAGTGTTTCAGCAATAATATCCAGGTTGCCACTATAGCCTGTCAGTGATGATCTGCTTGCATAGGAACTTAGAAGGTTTGTTACCTCTGTTTTCGTGTAAGCATTAAGGTTAGCCGCAGTCAAAGTTATATCGGCAGAGCCATCAAACGCCACACCAGCAATTTTCCTTGCTGTCTGCAATTTTGTGGCGGTTGCGGCATTACCAGTAGTGTTCTGATTACCAGTTGTATTCACACCAGGGATTGAATCCTTAGCGGTATATACCTGCGCCCACGCTGACCATGCCGCACCTGTGTTATCTCTTCGTGAGCGAATGAAAACTGGCGCATGTGCACCGCTCGTACCACTCCAGCCAATAAGCAACTCTCCCTCACCAGCAGCACTCGCACCTTTCATGTGCAATACGTTGCCATACATGGTCGGGTAGCTATTGTTGTACGCCTCGTACATTTGAATGCCAGCAGTGCCTTGAGTAGAGCCGCTTAACGCCGTAACTCGGCCACGAGATACCAATGTATTAATGTTGATATCGCCTGAGCCATCAAACTTAACACCATTGATGTTTCTCGCTGTTTGCAACTTCGTAGCTGTTGAAGCATTACCGTTCAAACTACCATTTACGCCACCAGTCACATTTAGTCCATTACCAATTGATACAGCACCGCTGGTATTATTAATTGTAATAGGTCGCAAACCGTTCCATGAACCTAATGTGTCTCCTGATGCTGTTAGCATGAAATATGTGTTCGATCCATCATTACGGATAAAGAACCCAAAGCTACCGTAAGCAATGCGGAAACCATTTGCATATTTTGAAATGATCTCGCCAGAAGATGTCAAACCTCCAGATAATGTACCACCGGTAAGAGGTAATGCACCGACATCAGAGGCTGTTGGTTTGTTTTTCGTGTTATATACTCTTCGCCATCCCGGAGAATAATCTGTGCCATTAAATACATAGATAAACTCCGCATTAGTGAGAGCACCAGAGACACTCGTCGTTGTGGCCGTTGTTATACGGATCGTATAATTGTTTGAGCTACTACCGTTATTAAATACCTCTATAACAGCTCCTGCCAATGGAATAACGCCACAACCAGTTTCACTATTTGGTATGGTTGCACTATTGGCATAGGCCCACGCACATCGAGCAATCCATGACTTTGTGTTAAATGCTCCATTATTTTGCAATAACGTCACTAACTGTGCTGTTGTTATTGCTCCGCCATTACTTCCTGTAGTTAACCAACCAGTAGGAGATGCCGGGCAACCTATATTTGCTGGCGACAAGGAAATATTTGCCGAGCCGTCAAACGACACCCCATTGATAGTACGCGCAGTCTGCAACTTCGTAGCAGTAGCCGCGTTGCCCGTTGTATTCTGATTACCAGTCGTATTAACACCTGGCAAATTAATATTCGCAGTACCATCAAAGCTCACGCCGCCGATAGTTCTTGCCGTCTGAAGTTTTGTAGCAGTTGCAGCATTACCAGTGGTGTTCTGATTACCCGTAGTATTTACACCTGGAAGGTTGATATTTGCAGAACCGTCGAAACCAACTCCACCGATAGATCTTGCCGTCTGCAATTTCGTTGCTGTACTTGCATTACCATTTAATGTTCCGGTGATCCCACCAGTAACAGACAACGGACCTGAAACTGTTCCTCCGGTTGTTGGCAGTGCTCCAATATCTAACGGCGTCGGTTTCTGATGTGTGCTATACATCGTATAAACAACACCATCGGTAACGCTGGAAGGCTTACTAGCTGAATATGTTGGCGATGTATAAATAGAAACTGTCGCATTTGCAGTACAATCCCAATGGATATTTACACGAGTCGCATAATTGCCAATCTCAACGTAAATATCATATGTATCGCCGGATGTGTTGATCCAGGCGAAATTCGTTAATCCGACAGCTGTACGCTTCCACAAAGCACCTGTAATCCCTTTGGGGTTTCCATTGCCTGCTCGTAGAACCAGTTCTGAAATGCCTGCCTGATGTGGGGAGCCGACGTTGTAACCAGCGCCACCAATCAATGCGATGTAAACGATGGAACTCGCTTGTGGCATGGTAACCGTAGCCAGTTTGAACCACCCTGCCCCGCCAGAGAAAGACATCGTTACTGAATTTAAAGTACCAATATCTTTCGGCGTTAATGTGATATCCGCAGTCAGTGCTTTACCGTTAACTTTTCGGTTAGATGGCACCCTGCTATTCGCATTGTCATTGGCTGCTTTAACTGCTTTTGGCGTTGCGGCCAGCGATTCACTGGTGCTGTCGACAGCACTGCTAAGTTTCACAACACCTTTAGTTGTAAGGCTTGCGTCTTCCATCGCAACTGCACCGGCAATCTCTTCAGCACGATCAGCAGCAGCTTCCGCACGGGTCGCAGCGGATTCAGCAGCAGTTTTGCTCTGAGATGCTGCCGTCGCACTGCCTGCCGCCTCTGTTGCTTTCGTGGATGCCGTCGTGGCGCTGCCCTTCGCTGCTGACGCCTGTCTGGTCGCCTCATCTTTTGAAGCAGACGCAGATGATGCCGATGACGCTGCCGAACTGGCGGACGATGCGGCTGCCGTTTTTGAGGATTCTGCACGGGTTTCCGACGCTTTCGCGTTCGTTTCGGATGTCTTCGCTGCGGAAGCAGACCTCGCTGCTGCGCTGGCCTGTTCAGTGGCTTCGCCAGCCTTCGTTGTGGCTGTTGAAGCAGACGATGCGGCACTTTCTGCCGATTTTCCGGCGGCTGTGGCACTGGCTGAGGCCTGCCCGGCACTTGTTGACGCGGCACTGGCAGACGACGCAGCCGCTGTTTTTGAGCCTGCTGCAGCCGAGGCGCTCTGTCCCGCTGCCGTTTCAGAAGACTTGGCGTTCGTCTCGGACGTTTTTGCCGCCTTCGCGGAATTTCCTGCCGCCGTTGCCGAGGAAGCTGCGCTACTGGCGCTCGAGGATGCGTTCGTTTCTGATGATTTCGCTGCCTCTTTTGAGGCCGCCGCATCCCGGGCTGAGGTGGCAGCTTCTGACGCTTTCGTGGTCGCGGTGGATGCAGAAGTGGCTGCTGATTGTTGTGACGCTGCGGCATTCGTTTCAGATTTTTTCGCAGCAGTTGCACTCGCACTTGCGGCACTTTGTGAGGATGCCGCAGCGGATGCACTTTGAGACGCTTGAGAGGCTTTTTCTCCAGCGGTATTGGCGCTTTCTGCTGCTGCGGCAGCACTGGCCGCCGCCTCACGAGCTTTGTCGCCAGCAGCATCAATCGCGTCAGTGTTATTTTTATACCACTCAACGTTTTCGTTGTGCTCGTTGACGATCTGCATTAGCGGCTTAACGGTTACTTCTGAACCGTCTTCACGCTCGATTGTCACCTCATCCAGAGCAGTCAACCAACTGCGCATGGACTTGGAATCAGCCGACATACGCGACATTAGTGCTGTAAAGCGCGCGCTAAACTGTGTTAAGTCGCCTTCATAGGTCGTAATGATTCGGCACGGAACTTCAGACTGAGTTTCGCCGGTATAAGGTTCTGAGAGAACAATGTTCGTATCACTGGTTACGCGCTTGATCTCATACAGCTTATTGTCGGGGCCAATGACGATCATCCCCGGCAACACACCATTAGCTGTTACGTTCCAGGCTGTCCCTGCCCCAACCAGAGTATTGCTGCCCTGTGTAAATGTGATAGTACCTTCCCTGTACCACATGTTGAATATGCTCCTTGATTTGGTGGGCTATCCTTGCCCACCATTAAGTATGTACCTACTTATTTTTACCGATATAAATATTTTTTTCTACATTACAGAAGGCCAATTCTTACTCGTAGGACGTTGTTATCGTCATAAACGTCAATCCGCTGACCATTTATGACCAGTCGCCCATTACCCCCGCTATTACCGTTGATCTCAAGCGTTCCATTTTTGCCGAACCGCCATCCAGATCTACCGCTAACAAAATTGGTAGATTGCAGATCGCCTACTTTTGCATTGGTGATTGTGCCATCCTTGATATACGCACCATTCATATAGGCGATACTGTTTTCGATAACAAATGGCGTGGTGATCTTCCCGTTAACAGAGTTGACCAAACCAAACCTGTCAGCCTGCACCAAAAACTGAGAAAGGCCAGTGGTGTCGATACCAAGCGCAATACCAGCAACATACTTCTGCCCTCCGCTCGTTGAAGTTTCCATTTTCAACGTCCACGCGGTTGACACTTTTTTGTTGGTATCAGCAATAGCTGTTGCCTGCTGTTGAATTGTCGCGGTATTTCCATCCACCTCTGCTTTCAGAGTATCGATTCGCCCACTCAGAGCATTATCTGCCTGCGTTCTCGCTGTCGTTTCAGTTGTTACCGCCGCGGAAATGTTGGCTGCCGTTTGAGACTCTAAGTTTGTGATTTGAGTCGCCAATGCAGCATCTTGCTCTGTACGCGTTTTCGTTTCGGTTGCTACAGCCGCTTTAATATCCTCTTTGTATTGAGAGGTCAGCTTGGTGATCTGAGACGACAACGCCGAGTCAGCATCAGTTCGAGCCTGCGTTTCAACTGCAACGGCCGCACTAATATCTTTCGCTGTCTGTGCTTTTAAACTTGAAACCTCTTTTGTTAAAGCGGTATCACCATCAGCACGAGCCGTTGTTTCTCTGGCAAGAGATGCCTCGAGATCATTAGCTTTTGCTGTAAGAGACGAAATCTGAGTGGACAATGCACTATCGGCATCAGTCCTTGCCTTTGTCTCTACAGCAACCGCTGCGGCAATATCAGTTCCGGTTTGTGCTCGCAGGCTGTTAATTTCTCGTGAGAGCGCCTGGTCAGCACTTGCTCTGGCCTCCTGCTCCTGAGTGATGGCAGCGGATATATCACCGTCAACCTTTGACTGAAGCTGGTTTATTTGTTTGGCTAACGCAGAGTCCCCGCTTGCTCGGGCCTCCTGCTCACTACGTATTGCAGCAGAAATATCATCATCAACCTTTGCCTGAAGTTGGGTGATCTGGCTTGCCAGAGCCGAATCTTCCGTTGCTCGGGCTTCTTGCTCTTCCTTAATAGCTGCGACGATATCGTTGCTTACTTTCGACTCAAGCTGAGTGATCTGTGTCGTCAGAGCTTCATCGGCAGATGTGCGAGCCTCCTGCTCTGTACTAATCGCCGCGCTGATATCTCCTTCAAACTTAGATTGCAGCTGAGTGACACGCTTTGCCAACGCTTCATCGCCATCGGCACGAGCGGTGGACTCTTCCAGAATACTGGCCTTAATGTCTTCGCCAATTTCTACGCGAATTTCCTCAACCTTCGTGGCCATTGCAGACATATCATCAGCAAAGGTTTTCTGTGTTGTTGCGATCTTCGCGTTATTGACCATCTGCTTGTGCTGGTCTTCATCTTGACGAAGAGCTAGGTCAATATTTGTTTTGGCTAACGCCTCAATGTTCGTAGTCAGTTCTGCACTGGCACGATCGACCTCTGCAACCGTCTTTTTCATTTCTTCAACGGCAGCGGAGCTTTCCTCTACCGTTGACTGCAACACTTCCAGTTGTTTAGCGTTTGCAGCATCGCCTTCAACACGAGCCTCGCTTTCCTTAGCAATAAGAGCCGCCGCTTCATCTCTTGCAGCCTTTATTGCCTCGACTGTATTAGCGAGAGCTTTATCGTGTTCAGATACGGTGTTTTCGATTTCAACAATTGCAGCATCAGTAGCATCAATTTTTTCAAACGCTTCATTGACCTTGTCGATCGTTGCCGAAACCTCACCTTTAAGCTCGGTTTGTGCGTTCTCCAAAGCATCGCTACGCTCGTTGAATTTTATTTCAAAACCCGCGAGGTTATCGCTGAACTGCTTATCTAATTCAGCTATATCTTCCTTAACGTCGTTTACCGACCCCTCCAAAGATTCGACGCTCTGGTTGATATGCTCATTTAACTCGTCAACTGCTTCTTGAGAGGCTTTGCTGTTGATGTCCTCAAGCAGAGCCTGACCAAGCTCGGAAGATGTAATTTTGCCAGCCAGGAACGACAGTACATCGCGAGTTGTCGCCTCTGTACCCAAGTTTGAGTTCGGAGGGCTTAACATACCTCGCTTGTTCGATGCTCGAACCCAGTAATACCACGTTTCGCTATCCCCAAGACCAGCATGTGTAAAGGTGGTGCTTGCAGACTCTGCGATCAGTTTCGCCGTATCCAGATTGTTGGTCTGGGATGCGTAAACATTAATGTGATCAAGGTCTACCGAATCTGGATTAACCCAATTCAGTATCACATTACGATAGTCTCCAACGGCCGTTAATGACGTTGGTGCATCCGGCGGTGTCATTGTGCCCAGCACCTGATAAACGGTACTGATAATTTCTGTTTTTTTACCGTTGAATGAAACCGCATACAGTTGGAAGTCGTAGCGTCCATTCTCCGCGACATTAACGATTTCGTATTGTTCTTCGGTTACACGCGCCGATTGCCAGTTCGATACATTGTTTTCATCAGAACGTCGCCAACTGATCCAATACTCTGGAGATTTCCCTTCCCATGTTGCAGTCAGTTTTACTGACAGGTTGCCCGGGCTTGAGAGGTAAGTCCCTTCAGTGATTTGCAAATTAGACGGCTTGGAGTAAGTCGGGTCCAATACCGTCGTATTCTGCGGGATAAGCGTTGCACCATTGTCGATCGCCTCATATTTAGACGGATTGTTTTCAACAGCGGTGATGTCAAAGCTACCCGACGTTTCCCCCTGAGCGATGTTAACGATGCGAACGCGCATAGGTTCGAGATCTGGTTCTGTAATTGTCCAGACACCGTTCAAAACAGGCGTTTCCGCTGACGACAGAGCTTTTGAAAACGTAACCTTTGTTATGTTTTCGCCAGTTTCAAGAACATCGCGCTCAACGATTTTGCCTTCCTGATTCAATATCCGAATAAAGCTGCCGCTTTTAGCTAACGACACAGGCGCATCGAGAGTGATGCTGTTTTTGGTAAACTCCACAATTCGACCGGAGTTACGTTTACCTGCACGATATTTGTTCTGAATCAGAACGGTTTCACCGGGCATCAGAAATGAGGCGTCTAAGCCGGCAGTAAATGTAATTACATCCGACTCCATTCTGGCGGTATACAAAAGCCACAAACCAACTCGGTGAGCCTGGCCTCGGCTTGTACATCCAAATGCTACGACTTCTGTTTTACGCTCACCATAACGGCGCATTGCGTCCTGATCTTCAACGTACTCGATGTTTTGCTTATAACCGTCCTCCTTGTTGTTGTAGGTTACGAGCGCAACGGATGGGCGATCTTTACGCGCAGAACCTTTATAGGTAAACAGTCCATCTTTGACGTTGGAGTTGGTAAACATCATTACTGGATCTGATGGGCTATCCTGCATGATGTTAACCATGCCACCAGCCCAAAACACCATGCCGCGGAATGCACCGGCAATATCCTGAATTAATCGGTATGCGTCTTGTCGACTGGTGATCTGCGTATTGATTGCAAAGCGTTTCTCTTTACCCCCAAAGCCATCATCGACCTCTTCGTCACAATATCGACCAATCTGGTAGAGCTGGCCGAGGTCAATCATGGATTCCGACACAAATTGCCCAAGACCATACCGAGTATTGGTAAGCAAATCGTAGAGAATCCACGCAGGGTTTGAAGAAGACAACAGCTTAAAAGTACCGTCCCATACGCCGACATAAGTATTGGTGTATTCGTTGTAGTTTGACGGTACTCGGATTTTGATACCGCGCACCAAATACGAACGGGAAGGCATTGTGCTACCAAACTGCTCTGAATTGACCTTCAAGCCAACAAGAGCAGAGTTAGGGTAGTTCATTGGCGTGTCGACAATCTCACCTATGGAATCAACCCATGTGTCGTTGTAGAGGTACTGGCTACTGTTATCATCTGTAAGACGAATCACCCTAACCTTGTATGCACGACCAGGCTTAGGTAGTTTCAGCTCATAGCTACGGTAATACACGCCGGTTTTCTTTGCCGTTAGCGTGATATCAACGCTTTTCTCACCTTCTGCCACTACATCAGAAAATGTTGCGTCTCCGTTGGCGATCTGGAATTTGTACTTCACCGTAGTGCCATTTGTATCGCCAGAGCTTTTATCAACGCTACGTAAAGAGGGGAATTTCATGATGACACGAACGCGATCAGCTTCATCGTTATCGATTGAAACCGTAACGTCGTGTGTTTTTTTAAGCTGAATATTTACGGACTTAGGCGTTTCGACAAAATCAAAACCAGCCATTGGCGTCTGGTCTTGTGAGCCGTCACGAAAATCCCATGTAATACCGCTGAAGTTGGAAGAGCCATCTTCATTCAAGATCGGTAAATCGTCGATGAAGATCGACTTTGCGCCATTTACCAGGCCACCGATAACCCCCTCGCCAAGAAGGTCGAGGATGGCTGCCATAGCACGAGAATTGACAGTATCATCAGCTTCAACCGGGGTACGGCTGGAGCTTTTACTTTTCTTGCCACCAGCACCGGCAATAAGAAGCGGTAATTTTTTCTTCTTGAACTGTTCCATGTCCAAAAAATCCTTGATTACATAAGCTGGTCGATGGTGATAGAAGAACTCACGACCTGTGAGCCAACTAAAATTTCCTCGCCATAGATAAGCTGTACAGGGTTCCCCTGGTTTGTTGTGTTTTGAGGTCCATCAAAGTAATAAGAGTTCGAGTTATCCGCCTGCCTCACACTTTCGTTAGTGGCTTGCGGAGATATGATTTGCGCTATACCGCCCATCATCAGTGACAAACCGAGAGGCGCAAGAGCGGGCACCCATATCGAGGCAACCATTAATACTGCTCCAACAACCGTCTGAAACCATCCAAAAGCAGATCCACCACTTCCTCGCGGAACAGGGGTAATGCGGATTTTTGCAATATTGTCAGACTGCCCCATCATCTGATATTCACTCTCGTCCACAGACCACTTGTGGCCCTGTTTATTGGTGATCTGGATGTGGTATCTGTCATAGGTTTTGATATTGCGCTTCATCCATGCTTTAAACCCAGGCTTGTTGGCCTCAATTAAATCCAGAGCCTGTTTTGTATTACGCACCTTTAGATGCCAGTGGCGGCCAAAATGTTTGGCCATAGGGCCGCCAAGCTGCACATGAACTAACTCAGACACGTCTCATCTCCCTTGAGCAAGTCTCTGTGACGCAAGTGATGCGTCGTATGTTTCTGATACATTCCGCCGTAATAAGCACGACAACTTAGGCGGTCGATCTGGTGATGAAGAATCATTCCATCGCCGATATAAACCGCGCAGTGGTCAGGCATTTTCCCGTATTGGATAAAGAATACGTCCCCACGTTGAGGCTCTGTTCCGGGCGCAAGACGCACCAATCCCTCGTTACGGTAGTTCTGATCGAGAATGTCGTTATCGCCGGTGTACCACGATGGAATATGCAGGTGTGCGTTCGGGTTTAGTTCGACGTTAAACTCACGCTTCAAATAGTCCCGACACAACATCCAGCAATCAAATACGCCAAATACATACGGTCTGCCCAGGTATGGCATTTCGAAACCATCAGGTGTGATCACATTCATCTCGCTAAAATGGAAAGGGGCATCTCCCTCAACATTCTTGCGAATAGCCAGAATCATCCACGGAACTTCCGTCGCTTCGCAGCCTGCACGATCGGCATCAGATGCTTCTGCTGATTCATCAGTATGTGAATGCCAGATTGCGATAACATCACCCGCATCCTCTGCCGCCATAATGTCGTCAACGTGCATTACAAAAGTGTTCTGCGGGTTCTCCGAAACATTCCGCGCTTCCATAAAGCGATATTTGTCGCCATTAGTTCTAACCAGAAAGCCACACGCTTCATTAGGGTAGCGATTTATGGCGCAGAGATAGATTTGCTGCATAACGTCAGAGCCAAGCTCAGGGATTGCTTTATTACCCATACCGCGTAGCTCCAATAAATCCGCCAAAATGGATCACACCGTCGGCAAAATAATTCCGACGCGCATTACAGGCGTCATAACGTTTTGTGCAGTAATCCGCACCAGACATAGACGTCTGCTGGTTATTTTTGTCGAAATATGGACCGGTATAGCCGCATTCTGGCCCTCGGTATTTCCACGGGCAGGTGTTTTTAATGATCTGACGATACGGCAGTTGCACCCCCATCAAATCGAACACACTGGACAATTCAAACTCGACAACCTGATGAGTTTCGAGAGTTTTCTGTTCGATAAACCACATTTCATCCGGGAAATGTTGGTTTGGATCTGCTGTTGGGTTGCCGTCTTTAAAATTAACGGCATCGAGGAAGCGAGCCAGCGTCATCTTGCGAATAATGCGGCAGCCAACAAGATCGTCGTTCGCCTGAACTTCCGCAGAGACGGTTCCGGCAAAGTTCGATACCTGAATTTTTGGACGTGGCAACGTTCCCTGGCCCGTTTTGTCAAAGCCTGATGCTTTTATTGGCCACGGCTCGTATGTCACTCCTTGCCAGACGACCGGTTGCATCAGTTCGTTTGTTCCGGCGTGGAAGAATAGCTTCCCCCCTGAAGTTGTGTTCGACATATCCAGTACGAACAACTCAATGAGTGCAGAGGGAGATAAGCTCTGAATATCAGCTTTAATTCCCATTGTTTCATCCTTGAAATAAGTAGGCGCTAACATCCTGTCAGCGCCACAATGATAGTAAATCAGTACTTACTTATCCAGATACTTAAGCCTCAAATACTTGTCTGAATGTAGCAGTTAAGACACAGTACCCCTGATATCGCTTGACCGTATGACTGTCACATACAACTACAATCTGCTTGCCTCTTGGATTAACCCAATAGAACGATTCAACGCCTGATCGCTCAGTCAGGAAGTCATCGATTGCATTAATTTCGTTGTATGATCTGGTAAAGGTTAACGACCATTCTTCTTTAATACGATTAAGACCTTGAGCCTGTCGCTGCTCGTAGTCATCACCAAAATTAAGTACCGTTACATTCGGTTTTACGCTTTTTTCAGATTCGTAATCTGGATACCAATTAAACGTTTGTCTTTCCATCTCACATCCTTGTGAGACTGCCCCGGTCGGGGCAGTCGATAGTTAGTTACGTTGAGTGTTTGGGTTGAGAGATCCGCCAGGGCGTTTCTCTTGAGCGATAGTCTCAAGCGCGATTGCTTTCATCCGTTGAGCGGCATTGTTCCATATGCTTTCTGTATCGCCGGATTCAGTTGTGCTACCGTCACTATGGACGTTGATCTCAATTGATACCGGAGAAAGAACATTTCCTCCTCCACTCATACCATCGGTACTGAGCGTTACAGGGATTGTTCGACCATCAGGCAATGGAACATACGCCTCATTCATATCGCCTTCCCCAAACAACGCCAATTGAGGTGAGTTGGCGATACCGCCTTTCTGGTATGCCCGGAGCGGGATCACGCCGTCTTTTCCGAATATGCCACCATTTGCAAACTTCGGAATTGCAGGAATACCATTCGTGCCATCGGCAGCAGAACTGGTCAGATTGTTGAACCCGGAAGTTGAGCCAGAAGAACCGGACATCAATCCATCGAATCCACCACCAGCCCATACTGAAACCAAACCAGATGCAACTGTCGCGCCGAAATTCAACCACTTATTACCAGAGCCGGAAGCATTAGCTCCAAGCATTGCAAACGCGGCAGACAGAGCGCCGGTAACAGAGCTGAGGTTCTGCATCGAGAAGATGGAGTCCTTCACTGCTTTTGTCTCAGCATCTTTGGCTTCGGTGCTATCAAATAGCCCCGATACCCAGCTACCAATCGCATTTGTTGCTGTGCCAATTGCGCTGGTGGTCTGCTGTGTTGTTTGCCCCAATCCAGTTACCGAACTGGACGTCTCCTTCGTGGCTTCTCCTACCGACTTGTCGCCATTAACAGTGTTGCCCATTCGTACACCTTGATTGGCAACGGCAGAAGCAACTCCAGTGAGCAAATTGCCACTCTGTGAACTACCAGCTGCGGTGGTTCCCATCCCCAACATGTTCATTAGAGGCAGCGTGATTTGCGACTTCACGACCATATTGGTGATATCTTTCAAAATGGACTGAGATAGGCTGGAGAAGCTCATCTTCCCGTTAATAACGAAATCAGTCAGGACATCAGTTAAGCCACTAAACAAATCAGTCCAGGTGCTTTCGATCTGCTCTGCCAAGTTTTCGTATTCCAGTGCCAACTTCTGCGTCGCAGTCCCCGTCTCTTTAATAAGCGCGGTATTGCCAGCAGCAATCAGTTGATTGATTTTCTTTGTATAAAGCGCCACAACTTTAGGATCAGACGCCTTATCACGAAGTTCTATCAACGCTTTGAGATTGCGGTTGTAGGTGTCTTCGAAATCGGCAACTTTCTCTTCGCGAGACGGCGTATAGCCAGCACTAATAATGGAATCCGCCTCCGGTGCCCAAGTGGAGATCATCTGCTCAACATTGCGGCGATTAAACATCTCACGATATTCAGGTGTCGCATTTTTGAGGTCTTCAAGACGTTTTTTCGCCTTGTCGATCATCTCTTGAGTGATGAACTCGTTAGGAACCGCATTAGCCAAATCTGTCAGCGATTTCGTTGTATCGCGAAGAGACTGATCAAACGATACCGTAGCCTTAGAGCTTTCACCCATTTGCCCCATAAGCTGATCGGCTTTGTCCAGAGCCTTCTGGTATCCGGCTGCCAGTTTCTGTTGCGCTGCCTGTTCCTTCTTGGCCGCACGCTGCGAGGCGTTAGCTGATCGTTGGGCTGCTTTCTCGGCAGCTGCTGCATCCTGTTCACGAGCTTTAGTTAGTGCAGCAATGGCTGCGGCACGCTCTTCATCGCTCATTTTCTCCAGAGAGCTGGCGCTGGATGCTTTCTGCAAATTAAGCTGCGTCTTGAGTTGTTTAGGCCCAATAATCGGCTTACCTTCGAAGTCCATCATCGGAGTGCCGTCAGGCAAAGTACGCTGATAAGTCGCAGAATTCATCTGGTTTCGCATATATTGCGCCAACGCCTTCTGAGCAGCTTTATCAGTTGTACCTAACCCAAGAACAGTCCCCTGGTTTGACATTACGCCCTTACCAGTTTTGGCCGCGTTATCTCTCTCGAACTCTGCCTGAGTAAGTTCCTGAGCAACGGCTTCCAAATGCTCCTGATAACCACGAATACTGCCTTGCAGTTTCTGGATTTGCTCGGTATTGCCATCCTTTTTGGCTTTTTCAAGCTGATCATTAAGAGTCGCGATTTGCTTCTCGGTCGCATTCTTACGAGAAGAAAGTGAATCAACCAGTTTTTGCGCAGGCTCCAGATAGCTTTTGTTTACCGTTTCACGTAACGGTGCCAATAGCTTGTTCTTTTCGTCATCTGAAAGTGAACCGTCATCATTGATTTTCTGGATCTTATCCAGAGCCTCCTGCCGGGCTTTCACGAATGTTGCCGCGAAAATCTGGTTTTCCGCTCGAATTTTCTCAATCTGAGATTCGGCAGCCTCTTTAGCCAAACGCTTTGCTACAGCGCCGTCACCAAGAGCTATCGTGCCGGTTATCTTTTGATACTCTTCCTGATTTTTTTTCAGGCGTGCTTCGATGTCAGCCTTCGACTCTTTGTGAGTAATAACACCGGCAGAGTTAGATACGTAATTAACACCCTCACCAGTTTTTAATGCTCGTTGATCAGCAAGAATCTGCTTTTCGAGCTTTTCTGCGCGGTCGGCCATTTGTGCACGTTTGGCCGCCGTCATCGCCTCTGGTATTTTCCTAATCTCGTCAACGACCTTTGAAGTTTCGCTGCGGAGCATGGTCATGTACGTGATTAGGCCAGCAACAGCTACAGTGGCAACTGTAAATGCTGCCCCTATAGGGTTTGCTGCAATGAACGCCGTTAATCCAGCAAAAGCGCCTTTAAGCCCCGTAATCGCCCCACGGATGGCGAAAATAAGAGAGGGGATCGGAGCCAGCCCCATACGTGCCGCACGATTGAATCGGGTTACTGCTGTAGCGCCGAGGTTAAATGGAGTCTGTATGGCGGTCGCCATCGTGGCAAAGGTGCTAACCATCTGGCTGCCTGCGCCAACTACCCCCATGATCCCTGCTCGCATCAGTTTGAACGCAACCATCGCGGCCACGACCTTACCGAGATTAATTACCAGCTCTTGGTTCTTTGCTAACCATTGAGCAAGCTGACGCAACCCATCAATTGCCGTCGTTAACCCCGAGCCTAAAGAATTGGCAAACGAAATCCCTTCGGCGCTATTCATGATTGAAGCCAGTTCTTTCATCCCCTTCGATAGAGAATCCAGATATCCGGCCTGACCAACCCGATCAGCAAATAACGTGAATGACGTCTGAAGTTGCGCCAGCGCACCTGTGTAGGTTTGCATCATGTCTTTCGCTGCGTTCTCATTCTCCGCACGCAGACCAACAAACATCAGAGACAACGCCTGTTTTGCCTCAACCGTACCGCTGGCAACGGCTTTAGTCAGTTCCCCCATAGTGATGCCTGCGGCGTCTGCCATTGCCTGCATCGCGTTAGGAACGGCTTCACCTAATTGCTGACGTAGCTCTTCCATTGACACAACGCCCTTACCGGACATCTGCTGAACGGCCACAGCCGCACGTTTCAACAGCTCACTATCACCACCAAAACGAGCAACGGAGTCCACCAGCGCCTTCAGAGAACCATCGGTTGGATCTAAGCCAGCAGAACGAAACTTCACGAAGGAATCTGTTAACGCCTGCATCGCGAACGGCGCATTTTGCGCCATGTCTACGATGTACTTCATATCATCAGCGGCAGCCTGGCCAGGGTTGGACTTCTCCTTATTCAACCCTCGAAGCATCACCCGCATACGTTCCATTTCGGCCGCAGCTTCAACAATAGGCTTCTGCCACCCAAACATGATGTCAGTAACCGTTCTGGCTGCATCTCCGATCTCGCCAAGCAGGAAAATGTTGCCACGAAGGCCAGAGAACATACCTCCTTCGTTACTTTTACCGCTATGGCCAGAAGCGCCGCTACGCCGCCCGCTACCACCATCGCCACTTCCAGATGTACGAACGCGTACCGGCTTGCTAATCAGTTGCTGACGTCCGATAACTTCGTCCATCTGCTCACGAACCTTTTTCAGTCCCTCGGCAGCCTGACTCGTTGTGACACCCCAATTACTGAGTCGCTTCGTCGTGGTATTAAGGCGCGTATTCATGCCACTCACGGACGCAGAGGCTTCTTTGACCTCCGTACCAAAGCGGCTTGCGCTTTTGCTTGCATAGGTCGCCCAATCAGAGAAATCATTTAGCTCTGATTGCACTTTACGTAATGACGCGGTGAGTTTATCTACTGAAGAAGTTGTCGTATCGACGCGCTCAATCAGGGCTTTAAGACCAGAATTGAGGCTGGTGATGTTGCCACGCATTTTACGCGTAGCATCTGAAGCAAGCTCAAAACCGGCAGCTACATCCTGTAGTTTATCTGCTGTAGAATCGAGCTTGCTTTCCAGAACGCCAATGATACGGGCGACCGAACCCAAAGAGCGTTCAAAGGTTTGGATTTTTTGAGCAGGCTTTGTTACCTGCTCACCAAATCGAGTAAGCAGTTTCCCCGCACGATCGATTGACGCTGTAAACTGTTTGTCTTCCAGCGACAGGATAAACTCTACGTTTTGTGACATTCCCTTGTCATCCTCTGCCAAATATTTGCATCAGTTGCTCTTTGGCGTCAGGGTCTGCCTTATCCTGGCTTGGATCGTAGACTTTATCTGTTACGACTGGTCTTCCAATCCTGAGTTGCAAACCCTCCATGAACGCCTTCACAGCCTCGCCATCCGCCTGGGACGCACGAGCGACTTGTAAGTTGCGGACATCCTCTTCCGCACGCAGACGGTCTATATTGCGACTGAGCATCCAGAACATCGTGAGAGGAACGTTCAGTAGCTCTAATGGCGACACGGCGTAGTGAGCAACTACACGACTGAAATAGAATCCGAGATCTATTGAGACGGTCCTTGTCCCGGATTCATCGCGGGAAATTACTTTGCCCCTTCGCCAGCCGCTTTTTCGTTTTCTTCATCAATCACTTCCATAGCGAAGGTGAAGATCTGCTGGAGTTGCGGAACAGTCAGTTTTTCAAGAACTTCATCAGGCACTGAAGGGATAACCTTACGAACCAGATCTGCATAAGCTGTCACTTGCTCAACAGGAGACATGTTCATGAGATCTTTGCCTTCCATCTGCTTGATGGAAACGAACAAACCTACCGTCATTTCAACGATGGGATATTCCTGACCGCCAAATTTGATGCTTTTCTTCGGAGGCAGAATGGAATCGAGATCGAGTAATTTGGTCATTGGTTTAAATCCTTTTAAAAGAGAGGCTCATCCTGAGCCTCTGCTTAGTTACTGATTAATCTGCGGAGTTAATCGTTACTGACTTAGTAGCCTTCTTAGAACCGCTATTGCTGGTGAAGGAGATGTTTGCAGTACCCTGCGCCACACCGCGCACAAGACCCGTTTGATCTACCGTGGCCTTTTCCTGGTCTTCGGATTCCCAAACACCGGTTTTGTCTGCGGCATCAGCTGGAGTGATTTCGGCTGTCAGTTGCACAGTTTCTCCAGCTTTTACGGTTGGAGATTCCGGTTTGATCGACACGGTTTTTACCGGTTTAGGGCCGCTCATTCTTCCCAGAACGCCTTCGTCATCAGGGTACGCACTGAACTGAACAGAGAACACACGAACATCATCAGACTGGTAAGTCATGGTGAAGTTACCTGCGGTCGCAGCTTTCGGGATGGTCAGAACGTAGTCGGTAGTGTCCTGCGGAGTCAGAACCAGCTCTTTGGCTACGTCGATCAGGTTGACACCCTGTGCGGAAGTGATGGTCACAGCGTTGTCGTCTTCGTTCAGAGTAGACCCCGGCATCAGATCGACCATATTTTTCAACACAGACTCGGCCAGCGGCGCAGTAATGGTAATGTTACGACCCTGCACCAGCTCGGACATAATTGTCTGCCCGTGCTGGTCGACAGTGACTTTCAGCGTTTCAGTGGCTACTTCAACCTGAACACCACCTTTGGTGTAACCCAAATCCACACCACCAAACGACACCTTACAGGCACCAAGTTTGATGTTTTTTACATGGGTATTAGACATTGATGGAAAACTCCTTTTTCCGTTAATTCTACGCATTCATTGCGCTAATAGTAAGTATATACTTACCGATTAACTTAATTCAATAAATAGCCAGCAAATTCAACAGGAATGCCTGCTTCTATTAATGCTCCATCATTTTTGGGATAAATGATTGGCATCGCAATCGGTCGTACCAGTCGAAAATAAACACCACCAGATTCCGTTTCCTCTACTGGAAACATCTCAATGATTTTATTGGCTTTCTCAACCGTCGTAGTAATTGACGAACCACGCACAATGATTGTGAATGATTCGTGATAAAAGCCCTGTAGCTCATGATCGATGCTGATACCGGTATTTGGGTTAATAAGCAGGACGCCAGATTTCACATTGGCAGGCAAGTAGTGACAGAAAATGTCAGTCCCGACCGTGCCAATCTTTGCCTTCTGCATCAAACTTGCAAACGCTTCAATAAACACATTAACCTCTCGTAAATCCGGCTTTTCTGGCAGCCTCAAGAATCGCTTCTGAGAACTGCTTCTCGCTAATTTCCACCGCTCTTTCCAGAAAGTGTGGCCCAACACGGGGTTTAACACCGGCAATTGGTGGGTTTGTCACGTTCTTCATTCGAGAAAGATAACCGAGTCGGTATTTACCCAGCTCCATGTACTTAGCATAGTCACCTACTTCTACGCCCGGATGCCCCTGACGTGGTTTTGCTCCAGACACAGAAAGCTCAATACGCAGCCCTGAATAACCTTCTTTAATCACCCTGGCAAAGATGGCTGTCTCCAGAGATCCGGTTTCCAGCGGGGCCATTGCACGGCTGAGGCGCTCAACCAAACGCGCCAGCTTTTCCATGTCCCGAATAAGATATCGCTTAAATGCTTTCTGGCTGTTGTTGAGTCTATTCCCCGCACGTTTGAACTGATGCGCATCGTATTTCAGACCCATATATTCGCCCCTACTTCAAGATGCCCAGGTCTTCCTCGTAGCCCCCAGCGGCGATGAACACTGGACACCTTTAATTTTTGACCTTCAAGGATCAGTACATCATCAAGTTGTACAGCCGCTTCTAAAGGGACAACTAACACAGCATCAAACAGCTCCAGACTCGCCTTACCACGACTACCAGAGCTATCAGCACGAACTGACGATTTCTCATTACTCTGTTCGAACTTAACCACGCCGACATTCGTCTTCCTGACGAATTGTAATTGCGCCTCACCGTAAACGTTCTTTGCGCCAAAGCGGTAGATCGCAATTTCTGTTTGCCATGAAATATTCATGCTCTCTCCCTGTTGTTGTCGGTCGCTCTCATTACTGGCCAAAAAACCTTTCGACCAAAAGTAAATAATGCGACTGGCGTTACGCACGGCGAACAATCATACGGTTGTTGATGTAACTGACCAGCAAGCGCCAGGTACTACGAGCCACATGCACGTTTGCAGCTTTACCGGTACGGTACATGTTGGTTGTTTCACCGATGGACTCTGACAAAATGCCATCCTCTCGTGCTGCGGCTACATCATTGCCATTTGCGATCTCACACGCTTCGTTGACAACGGCAAGCATCAACGCTTCTTTGAAGTAGTCAGGGAACTCTTCAAACTTCTCCTGCGTCATCTTTTCCCAATCGACTAAATCATGCCGGTACGCTCCATCTGCTTCCCACGGAATGTCATACACATTCAGCATATTTTGAGGGCGATCGTATCGGTCAAAGTCGATACGTAGAATTTTGCGGATTGAGAACGGTAAAGTTTTAATTCGTCTGGTAGCCTCAATGAGACGCTTGCGCATTAAGCCTTCACCATCCGACAGCAAAGTGTCCCCATTCAGCATATCGATCGCCTGCATTTGAGCATCAGCGACAGTTGCAAACGACTGTTCTGGTATCGACAGTTCAAAACTATTCAGCAGAACATACATTTGCCGCTCTTCATGCGTCAGACCCGATGCAACAGCCTTCACAATGACGTACCGCAGATCTCGCTCTTTCTCAGAGAGCTGGTTATATTCAGCCGACACGACAACCGGAATCGACATTTGACCGCTGGTAATTTCTAGCGGCTCGCCATCAACGAGAATAGCCCCGGTGCTGTCCTTTACTGTGTAGGTGGCAGATTCGATATCCAGCACGTTGAAGGCAAATGAAAGAGAAACAGCTTCACCGCTACGATACGAGTCGATCTGCGCCATTACTCACCGCCTTGTGCTTTCAGGATGCCGTCAATCATTTCGACAATTCCTTTCGCTTTGACACCAACCTGATTACCAATAACTCGTAGACCGGCAATACCTTCGTTGTCTGCAATTGACTCCAGCTCTTCTCGTGTGAAAGTCTGGATCTGTTTGGCCGGTTCATCTGGTGTCCCACGTTTCATTGGCACAATGTCAGGCGCTGCTGGCTCGGTAATCAGGTCTGCTGTCAATTCACCACGATCACTGTATGCGGCAGACGGAGAAACATTTTTGCCCTCTACTGTTGACGCTCGCATTGAAGCACAAATCCTCTGCTGATCGATAAAAGGCAACTCCGCTACGGATACCCCGTTCTCGAACTGAACGCCACACAGCATTCCCGAATAACCGGAAAATTGCGGTTCTAATAAAACAATTTTTGCTGGTTTCATAACGCTTTCTCTCCACTTGGGCGGCGAAAGCCGCCCAATATCGGTTATTCCTGTGCGGCAGTAACTTCTACAGTTGCTGTCGCTTTGTGGCTACCATCTTGGGTAGTAACCTCGATTGTGGCAGTACCAGCCGCAACACCAGTTACAACACCGGTTTCGCTGTCAACCGTTGCAAACTCGGTATTTTTGGATTCCCAAGTAACGGTTTTATTTGTGGCTCCTGCCGGCTCGACATTTGCTGTCAGCTGAACAGTTTTGTTTGCCTCAACGGTTGTGCTATTTGGGTCGATTTCGACGCCGGTAACAGCCACAACAGGCGCAGTTACTTCCACCGTTGCAGTTGCCTTTTTGCTGCCATCTTGGGAAACGATCTCAATCGTCGCAGTGCCAACTTCTACACCAGTAACGTTCCCGCTCTGGTCTACCGTTGCCTTATCTTCATTTTTGGAAGACCAGGTAACAGCCTTATTCGTCGCATTTGACGGCTGAACATTCGCTTTCAGACTGACTGATTTCCCTTTCTCAACAGACGTTGATTCTGGCGTTACCGTTACGGATTGAACGGCTACCGGATTTACGGTGACTTCCACTGAAGCGGAAAGCTGGGTTTCCTGATCAGTTGCAGTAATTTTTACTTTGCCTGGTGCTACGCCAGTTACTAATCCAGTGCCGTTAACGGTTGCAATTTGGTCATTGGCTGACTTCCAGGTGAATGAACTGGCACTCTTACCCATACTAATACCTGCACTAAGTTGAACAGTTTTCCCAACCAAAACTGACGGTGAAGCCGGGGTTATGTTTACGGATTGGGAGAGGGGAACCGCCTGCAAACAAGCAGATAGCTGACTTTGTTGCCGCTCGGTTAAAGGTTCATCGGAGATAGAATTGGTAAATCCGGCACGGCACATATGCCCCGTAAAATCCGAAAATGCCTCTTCCGTAATCTTCATCTTTTGTTCTGGCATTTCTCGCTCCTACAAAAAGGGTGGGCGTATAGCCCACCCTTTAACATAGATAACTACTTATCTACTACACTGATTAAATTTTTACATTGGTCAGTGCAGCGATAGCCTTATCGTGCTTATTCGCCAGAGAGCAGTACCACTTCACACGGGTACGTACTGCGTCTTTGTTCTGTACAGTACCAATGTTTTCAACAACGATACCTGCGTTATCGCCGCCATACAGACCAGTAACGCCGTTCTCTTCTGACAGATGCAAGCAGTAGATGCTTGCTTTGCCAGAATCAGTCGGGATGAAGTCGTTGATGATGAACGGAACGCCGTTATGACACAGCATCGGACGACCGAAGTTCTCCATCATGATTTCAGACGGACCTACGTTTACTGTACGCAGCAGCGCACGGTAAGCACGAAGGTGCTCTGAACGCATCATGATGCAGTCAGCACCAAGATCTTTCACCGCATCGACCAGTTCGTCGAACATAGAGAAAGTCATAGATGCACCGGCGATATCGATCTTCTGATCTGCGTGCATCAGGCGTGGAATGCCGTCAAACGCTTTGTTGTTGGTGCTGGAGTCACCCAAAATCAGATTGCGACGGAACGCACGAGCCAGACCTTTAACTTTCTGACGAACCTGAATAGCCAACTGGTTATTGGTGTCGGCCATAGTGGTTGCCAGGAATTTATCAACGTCTACGTCACCAGCCAGAATACGCAGTTTCGCAACGCATTCTTCGAAGGTTGCTGCACCTTCCGGGATGGTGTCGTTAACGTCGATGAAGGTAGCCTCACTCAGCGTTTTTTCACGGTTGTACAGATATGCCTTTGAAGTAATTTTCATAAAAGGCAGGATGGCAAACAGGTCATCGCGATCGATGATGGTTTCAATCACGCCCTGTTCAAGTTCGTTGTTAGACAGCTTTTCAGCTTCTTCACGCAGTAATGGCATCTATCAATTCCCTTTGATTTAGATGTTACTTAAGTCCAATTTTCCCCAGACCGGAGGCCAACTTATCCATAGTCGACTTGTTCTTCGGTTGGGATATTGTGTAGGTCGATTTGGAATGTGAGCCTACACCCTGCTTGGCTTCGCTACGCATCAATGCGTCAGCTTCCGGATCTGCCCGCACAATGCGTTCAATCGCGGATTCAAACGGCAACGGCTTACCTTCACCGTCAACCAGAACAGCTCGTTCTTTATGACCTGCCGGTTTGTCATAACCCACTACGCTACCGTCTTCACCCACTTCAAAATGAGAACCGTAGATCACGCGGGCTTTTGCCGGAGTCATCAGAACTTTGTCACGTAGGAAGAGAGAGTTACTGAAGGAAGCGCCCACGGTCATCTCGACTAATTGAGATTTCAGTGATGCGTTTTCACTTTCCAGTGCTGCATAACGTTCGTCACGCTGTGCCAGCTCTGCCTGGTGTGCTTCGATCATCTGTTTTTTAACAGCATCGAACTCACCACGACGCTCCAGTTCAGCTTGCTCCGCCTCACGACGTGCGTTTTCTGCGGCCTGTTCAGCTTCTAAAAGCTGGCGAGCACGCGCCGGGTCGATTTCACCGTACTGAGCAAGCTGATCGGCCAATGTGCGCTCTTTCTCTTTGCGCTTCATGTTCTCTTTCAGCAGTTCAGCACCAGCTTTCTTGGTTTTGCGAAGTTCGGCCAGTAACTCTTCATGAGTCATGCCAGCGTATTCGTCATCACCCTTCGGCTGCTCTTTTTGTTCACCCTGCTTGTCAGGATCTTGTGTACTCTGCTCATTATCAGCAGCTACACCGCCAGCGCCCCCACGCTCATGCGCTTCAGCAACATCCATCAGACCACGACGGGCCAAAAGCATTTGCCACAGTTTCATAAAAATTCCCTTTGTTACTTATCACTCGTTCTCTTGAGTAGATGAGTCCCCATTCCCTCGGGGTTGATCTTGCCCGCTTTCTTGGGCTGCACCACGATCATAAGTAAGTACTGACTTATTTTCAAGGGTATTTAGATCATTTTTTGGCGGAAAATTCAAGAGATCTTTATCAAATTCCTTTTTCATCGCCTCAGTAATGTTCGGGAAAATCTTCTCAATAAGCATTTCCATCTGGTGACGACGTACAGAGTCCGGTGCCTGAAGTAATGACAGTTTCTCGGCAACAGAAAATTCATCTGTAAGGCCACGAATATCGAAACTTTCTGGATACGCAATTAAAGAGTGGTCTTCGTCCAGATCTACCCCCATCCATTTCGCAACCAGTAGCATGATTTGGCGTTCAGCCCTTTCCAGACGCTCTGCTTTTGTGACAAGCAAGCTATTTACACGCTGGAAGTCATACATTTTTGCGGCACCAGATGAGTTATCAATTCCCTGTGCGTTGTCCTGCTTCGTTCGCTCACCAGCGACACCAACTGAATGGTAGATTTCGTTAATCACCGTCTTAATCGTAGTGATGATCATCTGAGCTTGTTTCGGGTCTGGTGACAAATAAAACGGCTGGTTTCCACCTTCAGAATCGTAGGTGAAGACTCGCTTTGTGCCCATTTCAAGCACTTTAGTGTGGTTTTCATCACCAGGTAAAAGCGACTGTACCGGTATAGCCAACTGGCTAAATGTCTGATCCTGAATAATGGCATCAAGGTTTGACAGATAGTTTGCAACCGCACGATCAAGATAAGCGATATCATCGATCAACGATGGGCTGAAATACGGTGATTCACTTTCTCCAATACAATCAACAGGAAACACAGGAACTACGCTGAGATTATGCTCACCGCTATCCTCTAAAATAACTTTTGCCTGACGGCGACCTGCTCCACCAGCGCCCTTCTTCACTTCCTCACGGAACAGATACCACTCGTTTTGTGTCCACAGACGATAACGTTGGTATTCCTGACCTGTAGAAGTAAAAGGATCTGCGTCATCACGAGCGACTTCCACAATTAACGCCCACAACATATTCCCGTCGTCGTCCCATGCCACATCCAGCATTTGCTGAGGTGAAATCCAGTAGGCGTAGGCGCGAGCATCTTTCTTTTTCTCGTCAGCTACTGACTCAACATCACCACTCATCGTGCTATCGACAACAACCCATATGCGACCGTAAATAGACGACTGCAAATCAATAGCGGCCATAAATGAGTCAATAGAGGCATTCTGGCGAGTCGCACGTTTCCAGAAATTGCGGATCTGCTCTGGTGCCTCTTCGATATTTCTATGAATGTCTTCTTTAAAGAGATATTTGTTGATGAGGTTTACCACCTCACGAGTGTGGTTGAAGCGATAAGCACGCTCAACTCGCTCCTTAAACTCCTGATCTCCCTCTTTAAAGTAACGAAAGATATTGTCTGTAAACCAACCACGCCCGCCAGCGTAAGTGCTGGCGAGGAAGTCCCAATGTTCTTTTTTCTTTTCGTATTCCGGGTGGCGTCGCGCCACCAGATCCTTAATTTGTTTGTCGTTCAATTCCATTTGAATAACCTTAGATAATTACCTACCTATCGAGAACCACCAAGAATAACACGGTTTTTGACTGGATACCTACGATGTACTGGATAGCCCAATGCGTCTGCACTATGCTCAATGCCACCTGTCTTATCCATATCTCGTGTTCCAGGCTTGTAGATGACTTTTTCCAGTGAATCAATCAAATGCTTGCACTTCGGATCGATATACAACCGGATATCTCCAGATGCGGTCATCAGCATTCGGTTAACAGCATTAACACGATCCGCAATTGGCGGGTGCTTTTTCGAATAATCGACACGTAAGAATCCCTTCTCTTTGAATATGTCGACGTCAGACTCCCCGCGAGCATGTTGGCGATAAGCACCTGCCGGATCTGGAAATACCGTTATCTGTGATTTCCAGCGCCAGAAGCGTCTCTCAAGCTCATCACAAACCTCTGCCGTGTTAGAGGAAAAGAGCACCAATTCATCAATTGCCCATAGCTCACCATTTGGCTGAGGTTGCAAAATTACTGAAGACATCGGGTCAATGTTGAAGTCCTGCCCTACCCATATAGGCAACCGAGGGTTGAACTGAAGCGGTTTTACATGCACGTTACGATCGAACGGGTAGTAAACGCGCCCGGACATGTTCTCAAAGCTCGCCAGGTACTCCTGAGCGAACGATTTCGGGTCCATATCGTTCTTAGCAGCTTCAATTTCCGCCGTAGGCACAAACGGAGAATCGGCAGTTACAAACTGCCAGCTCTTCCACTGTCCCTTTCTTTGCAGCTCTACGTTCTGGCCTATAGTCCACAGTTTGTGAAATTCCGAGAAACCTTTTGGCGTACCAATGATAAGTGCACCGCCGCGTGTCGATGAAAGAGTAGGTCGTAACACCTTGTACCAGGTGTCAGCCTTCATATCCTGAAATTCATCAAGCACTACAAAATGCAACGCTACGCCGCGCAGAGTGTCAGGCTTATCAGCACCTTTGAGGGCGATCTCCGAACCGTTCTTCAACACGATTGTCATCGTGGTGTCGTTCTTTTTCCTAACCCACTTACGAGGCAGAACTTCCTGTAGATCGTCCCACAAAATCTGGCGAGCCATCTGGTAAGTAGGAGCGACATACCAGACCCTTTGCTTTTTTTCCTTTGCCGCCGCACGAATAATAGTGGAGATCGACAACCGGGATTTTCCCCAGCGTCGACCAGCACAAACAACTTTAAATCGATGCGGAGACTGGAAGACTTTCATCTGTCCAGAATGCAGTTGCACAAGACTGAGCGAGGACGGGATTGCCATTATTCGTCCTCCCCTTCACTTCCATCATCTGTCGCATCAAATTCGCTTAGAGCTTCTTCTTCCAACGTCTCAAGCAATTCGTCATCGATGATTTCAGGCTCGTCGTCTTCCTGACGTAATTTCGCCACCTGGGAAGGCGTAAGCTCACCAAATACCAGGTTCGGAATTTCTTCCTCGTCATTTTCCGCATGATCCATGCCCAATGCTTTGGACGAAACTTCAAAGCATTTTGCAAGGGTATTACTGGCTCTCTGTAAGCTCTTGAGAGAATCCTCAATCGCCCCTAAAGGCTTACCCTCACGTTTGGCCGTAGTGACTTCGACCATCACCATCTGCCCCAACGCATACGCCCAGCCGTCATAACGTGTACGACGTTCTTCTATCTTTTCCGCACGGGCTTTAGCGCGAAGCTCTGCGTCAGATTTAAGAGACTCACGAACCATCTTCCCAACAGAGTCCGCGCCTTTCTCTAATCCTCGCTTTTTGAAATGTCTGGAGAGTGTTTCACGACGAATGCCGTACTCTTCCTCCAGCTTTGAGAGTGTATATTCGCCTGACGTCCATTTGGCTTCAGCTTCGGCCCACTCCGCTGGTGTCAGGCGAGTTTTTACCTCGTCTTTTTCGACCGTCATAGATCCCTCTAAAACACACAGAGCGCGTCCATGCGCTCTAAAACAACTTGTTTACTGCATTTTCTAACCAACTTGTTTTCTGGGTTGTTTAATTAGGTCTGGGCATGTCTTATTAAGCCTGCTTCCGTATATATTTAATAAGTTACTTATTATTTATATATACAGAAGCAGGTCTTTAAATAAGCTCCCAGACCGATTACATCACCAGTAACTTCGCTTTGGCTCGACCTAAAGTGGTTAACCCAAGAGTTCGGCGGTGATAGCGATTGTCACTGCGTTGGCGCGTATGCCCTTTCTCCACAAGCCCCTTTTTTATCAGAGCGCGAATTGAGAACTGGATACTTTGCTTGGTTGTCTTGTACGGCAAAACTTCAAGCAATTCGTCCAGATCAAGTAGATAACCTCGCTCATAACCGAGATTGAGCGTTTTGATGATGTCCTTTTGTTTATCGGTTAACGTCATGGCAAATCCTTATGCCGGTAAAGCAATTTCTAACGGTTTATCCAAAGGTTGTTTGTCGAATGCCAGCAGTGGCAGCGTGTCAGGCAGTCGACGACCAAAGTCAGGGTTTCGATACACCCCATACAACGGAGACGTAAAGCTCAGGTTGTGAATGTCCTTGAGCAACTTCACAATGCTGGCCTCGTCCACCAGACTGTCGGCAATGTCCTGAATCGTCGTGCCACGATTCCGCCCAGCTTTTGCCAGGGAACTGTTCTTGTGGTAGTCCGCCACCAGATCACGCAGTGCACGGCGACGACGAGACTCGCTCATTGCGAACAACTCTTTGACGATCGCCTCGTTATCACCCGGGTCGGAACGGAAATGGCGCTGGAATACACGCAGTGCACTTTCATAGCTCTTCGGTCGCTCAGGGCGGATGAACTTAAACCCTGCTTTCATGGCGAAGGGATTGTATTTGCTCATCGAGGACTGGATCTCAATGATTGGCCGGTCATGCATCCTGCTAACCAGGTTAATCATTCGATAAGAGACGCCTACGCCACGATACTGAGTATCCACAACTGAGCGACTGATCACCGCAAAGTTGTTATTCACGTACCGACCCCAGTACTGGTTAGCCACGGTGGTATTAGTGGTTGGTTTCAACTTAGGAAACATGCGGTGGCGAGGTGCCAACAGTAGTTTCGGGTAAGCCATAACCACGACGCCCACCAGACGGTCATCAAGTTCGCAGCGATAGTAAGTTGGCGCGAAAGGTTTGCCGTCTGTTTTGTAGTGAAGCGACTTAAGAGCGTGCCAGTCCTCTACAGTTCCCTTTGTAACAGTCATTCGCTCCAGAAAGTCCAGATGACGCGGAAACTCTTCAGGGCGGTAGCGTTTAATGATGATGTCCGTCATGAATGGACCTCATCGTGACTACCATTGTGATATTCCACCTTCACGCGTTCTTTGTAGTGCTTGGTGATCTGCATATCCGGGCGCAGCGCGTTCTTCAGGTCTTCGTGAGTCGTCGCCACCATTACCGTCGCACCAACCTTTCGAGCGGCACGCTGGAGGTTAGACGCCACAACCTGAGCGGTTACACGGTCGAGAACAGCGCCGAACTCGTCAGCAGCCCACACTTTAGCGCCTGACTCAATCAGTTTGGCAATCTTGAGACGATATTTCTGGCCGTCTGACATTTCAGAAGGCTTGCGAACAAACAGATATGCATCGTTCAGACCAGCCATAGATAACAACCCAAGCGCATCACTGGTCGTTTTGCCCAACTGATCGATGACGTTAACCTCATTATCGAAGGTAAAATCATCGATGGAGGCTACAGACAGCCCTTCATCCTTCATCTGTCGTTGCAACTCGCGCAGCACAACGGATTTGCCGGAACCGGATTGGCCGGTGATGTACACCACATCGCCCTGCTTCACTTCCAGCTCCAGATTGTCGTAAAGCGTCCACTCTTTTTCGTCCAGGCCAAGCCCGAACGACTCAGCGATTTCCAACGTGCGCGTGGTTTTATTTACGCGTGTCTGAAACGATACGTTGATGATGTATTTGCTCATGCAGCCATCTCCCCGGAAGAGATCTTCTCCGCATATGCCACAAATGCGTCTACCCCGCTTTCTCCCGTCATTTCTTCCATGTGGGCAAGCAAATCACCAACAACAATGGCAGAGCCAGCAGGGAGCGTTTTAAAGCCCAATACGTCGACAACACGTACTTCTTCCGCTGCAACTTCACGACTGATCTCGGTGTGTTCATCCTTCTGTCGTTTAGTTTCTTCGCCAAGATCGATAACTAGCGAGTCGGTGTCCATTTCTTCTGTCATACTGCCAACGAGAACATTCAACTCACGCTCTTCAAAGCCGAAAACCTCGATATCGTCCAGAACAAGCGACTCAAGCTCTTTCTGTAGCTTAATTGCATCGTAATCAATGCTGGCAAGTCGGTTATCTTCAAGGCGCTTCGCACGAACCTCGTCATCACTGAGATCATCGCGAACAATAACCGGTACGCGCTCAAGTCCAGCAAAAATTGCAGCCTCACGGCGGCCGTGGCCAGTAATAATTACGTCGTTCTTATCGACCGTAATTGGCTGGTCAAATCCGCGCTTTTTAATGGCTGCGGCTAGATCTCGGATCTGCTGTTCATCATGCTTTTTGGCATTCATCTCATAGGGAATAAGATCTGCCGGGTCGCGATATACGATTTCAAACTTTTTGGTCATTACATACGCTCCTTGTAGTAGTCGACCAGCCACACCAGAGCCTCACCAGCGTTCTCCATTTCATTACCGGTGTTAATAGCCTGCTCTTTGATGATGTTTTTTATGGTTTCTGCAACACGATCTGACGCATCGAAAGTTACTTTGAAGCGCATGGTCTGATGTTCCGCACCCACACGTTCGGTTTTCTCTCGTTTGTCGGTATCGACAGGCTCATCACTACCACGAGACAACGCCTCCAGTGCTTCAAGGTCGATTGCCGCCTCTTTTGCTAAAACCATCGAGATTTCGTCGTCATACGGGGCGATTTCAGACAGTTGATAGTCAAGTTCTGACTGAATTTCTTCAATGAAGCGTTGCAATGCGATTTGGTCGTCTTCACCGTATCGCTCGTTGTCCACCAGTGACATCTGTTTAGCTACGACATCGCTAATTTTGCCCACAGAAAGCACCGGAACCGTTGAAATTCCTTGCTCAATAGCAGCACGCCAGCGATGTTCGCCGCCGAGGATTTCAAAAAATCCATCTTCAAGTTCACGAGCCAAAATTGGCTTAAAAAAGCCCAATTTTTCGATAGAACCTTTCAGTTTTTCAAAATTCTGCGCACCAACCGAATTGGTGTTCCAGGTATTCGGGCGAAGGTTGGCAACATCAACCTGCAAAATCGTGATTTTTACATCCATTTTATTGCTACAATCCACTAAGTAATCACTTACTTATTATAATAGCCAAATAACATACAAAAGGCACTAAGGAAAGAGGTTTATGACTGTTCGGATTGTATCTAACGCAGTAAATGCGCTTATTTCTGGCGCAGATGACAAGGTAAAGCAACTGGTGCAGCAAATGTTGAGCTACGAAGTCGAGACTGGCGACTGGAAGGGCACAAGCACGATGTTCAACTGGAGTAAAAACTCGTTCCCTGCTGGCTTTGCCAAGCCTGTAGCGGCGAACTTGAACAAGGCGGGCATCAAATGTGTTCATATCCGCAAAGACAAAGCCCCGGCGCTTGGTAAACCAAATCCGGCGGTTAACCCATTCCCATACAATCCTGATTATGCGTATCAGGATCAGACTGTGGAAACACTGGTTCGAGAGGGAATGATGATTGCGCAGATCGCTACTGGTGGCGGGAAATCTAACGTTGCCTGCAAAGCAGCTGCACGTATCGGTCGAATGACATTATTTTTAACAACCCGCTCTGTTCTGATGTTTCAAATGGCCGAAAACTTCCAGAGATCCATCGACTACCGCGCCGAAAATGGCGAACCGTGGTTAAAAGACCAAAAGGTTGGAGTCATTGGCTCGGGTGAGTTCCAGGTATCACGACATATCAACGTCGCTACAGTTCAAACTCTTGCAAGTTTCCTCGAAGAACCACCACGCGATGCAACACCAGATAAGAAAAGCTACCACCTCAAACGTCGGGAGTTGGTGAAACGCTTCCTTTCAAGTGTCTCTCTTCTTATTCTGGAAGAGGCGCATGAGTCTTCAGGCTCAAATTTCTATGACATCGCCAGATTATGTGTGAACGCAGACTATCGTCTGGCGCTTACAGCCACGCCGTTCATGAAGGATTCGACGGAAGCCAACATGCGCCTGATGGCGGTGGCCGGGCGAATTGAAATTAAAGTCACAGAAAAGTACCTGATTGATCGAGGCATTCTGGCAAAGCCGTACTTCCTTTATCATAAAGTTGCCTACAAGCCAGACGAGGCCAGAATCAAGGCCGAACTTGCCAACAAACACCTCAATTTTAGAGTTGGTATGAGCACCGCCTACCAAAAGGCTTATCAGTTGGGGATCGTGTATAATTTGGGACGTAACGAGGCCATTGTTCGCGAAGCATTGCTCTATAAGCAACATTCTCTCAATTGTATGACTCTGGTTCGTCTTAAACGCCACGGGCAAATCCTGATGGAAATGATGAAAGAGTCCGGCCTTAGAGTTGACTTCATCTATGGGGAATCTAACCAGGCGACAAGGCAAGCAAAGCTGAACAGTTTAGCGTCTGGAGAAATAGATGTTTTAATAGGCTCGACTATTCTGGATGTCGGTGTTGATGTGCCAAGCGTTGGTGCGGTCATTCTTGCTGGTGGTGGGAAAGCAGAAGTTGAAATGAGGCAGCGTGTCGGTCGTGGCTTACGAGCCAAAAAAAATCAGGCAAACGTGTGTTTTATCACTGATTTCATTGACATTAGCAACAAATACCTGTTGTCTCACTCTTATGAGCGAAAACACATCATCGACACCACACCTGGCTTTGCAGAAGGTGTATTGCCTATTGATGGAGCATTCGATTTTGGAGTTCTGAAACGAGATTAGTTATGAGCGAAAAGAAAACAACTTATTGTCAGGTAGCATTGTCTGATAAGGCCAATGACAAACTTGGAAAGTTTCAAGTGAAACTAAAAGAAAAAAATATCAAAATGTCTAAGGCTGAAGTCATAAATACCATTCTGGAACAATTGACAATGGCCGACTTTGACAAGGTTATATCTTCTGTCGGGGCTTCCGCTAAGACTCGTGAGAAAATCATGCGTATCTATGAGAACTCTAATATGACAAAGGAAGATCTCGAAACGCTATTAAGCAGATTAAAATAATCACGCTATCAATTAGGGAGACAAAGATGAAGTCTCCCATACTGTTCACTTTCTGTTCTAAAACTATCATGAAATACTCGCTTCTCCCTCTACTAACGTTACCAGTGTTGATGCTTACCGCGTGCCAATCACGCCCAATATCAATCCATGACGCCAAACCAGCACCGCAGGCCAAAGTGTTCAAGTATCAAAGCGCAGCGCCAGCTACGTTGGTGGTAATGAGAGACACAGGTTTTGTAGGAGCTGGATGTGATGCTTCCATTTTCATCAACGGCGAAACTGTCGCAAAACTGGCTACAGGCGAAAAAGCGACTTTCCATTTAAATGCCGGAGAATTAATTGTGGGTGCATCTCTTGAAGGTGCAGGTTTATGTGCTCTAAACCCCGCTCGTCAAGAGCGAGAAACGACTCTGAAGAATGGAGACACAAAAGCGTTCAGGGTGTTCACCAGCAATTCTGGTGACATCGACATTCTGCCAACAACTCTGTGATGACATGACAACCAAAGATATTACCTACGGTATCCAAGCTGAACTCTGGCCGCGAGATTACACTAACGTTGAAAAACTACTGATGTTCTGGCGCAGAGAACAAATTCCTGTAAGGGTCACTCTCGAAGATGGCCAGGCGTTTTGCATGTACGTTTATGGCCTCATGCCATCTCGTAACAAAGTTGACCTTTGCCCAGCCCCTTTTGACAAAGAAAATCGTATAAGGCTCCCACTTGAACGCATTAGTACAATTGAATCAGGTGTGGTTGACAGTATCGCTCACGATTTCAAAGGTCGACTAACAGTTCACCCTGATTATGTCGATAATCGGCCATCACGCCGCGATTTTTTTGCAATTTGCAACCAAGCCTACAAAGCAAACAAATCTATAAGGGTGTACATGGCGGATGGCCGTGAAATTGAGGGGGTGTCAGCAGGCGCAGATGCTTGTCAGGTTACACTACGTGTCGAGAACGGTAGAAAAATAGTTGTTTTGTTCGATTGGGTTGAACGAATTTTGCCTTTTTGAGTTATGAAATCGATATTGTTACCACCATTATTTTTACTTTGCTCAGTTACGGCAAATGCAATGGACTATAAGCCTGTCATTCAGTCGCTGATGAATGACGTGTGCTCAACGTCTCAGAATGTATCAGTTTGCATGTATCAATTTTCGGCAGCCGTAAAAGCAGGAAAAGCGATAGGTGAGAATGTGGAACTGTGTAAGAAAGTGGCAAATGAAGAAAGGGCAATGTTGGATTGCGAATCTAGCGAGTCATCGGCACAGTTCGTTGATGCGCTATTTGACACCAATCGTAAGGCTGTAGAGTCTGTTCAATAAATCTATAAGGTTAATAACCGGCTAAGTCCGGTTATTATTTTTCACATCACTTCTTTATATCTACAAATCAAATAACCTAAATATATATAAGGTCTAAAGCCGCAATCGATTATTTATTTAGGGAACACCTTCGACGATCTCGCTTTTATTTCTAGGACTTTCATCCCTGCAAAAAATTTTAAAAAAACACTTGCAATCTATTTTCGCGTATCGATAATTGAGCTCGTCGAAAGCGAAGACGCTAACGACAATAAATTTTAAATTTACATAAGGAAAAATTATCATGGCTAACATTATCATTTCTAAAAAATCCATCATTGAAGCTGCTTCCATTGTATCCGATGAACTGCGCGAAAAAGCAGATCTGGCAACTCAAACATATAACGAACATTATAAAAATGGTACGCACACTAAAGCAGACAAAGCAAATATGCAAGCTGCGACCACTAAACTTGCTTACTTCATCAACAACGTCGTAAACGCAGTAGAAGACGAAAAATTATGCTCTGTTTTCTACTATGCGATTAAAGCAAGCAAACAAGCGCCAGAAGTATTTTTCCGTGATGCAATGACTAATAGTTATTCTCTGGAAAAACTGGTTTATCTGGTTAAATCAATTAAATCTGGTAAATGCGTTTATTCCATCGCTGATATGTCAGGATCTCGTGTATTCGCTTTAATCGATATGATTAACGACGAGATCGACACGTTCACCAATGGCGCTGTTTTCGATTTAATGAATGAAGCTAAAAAAGCGTGCGAAATTAAATTGGACGCTGGCTATACTCAAGCCAACCAGTTGATCAATCTTTGCGAACGTCTTGGACTTGTTGAGAAAGTCAAAGGAATGGGAAGCGCAAAAGCTGGTACACAGCAATATCGCTTTATCAAGAATGATTTCTACAATTATTTAGCTGATGCTTTTAAAGCGTAATTAATGGAATCAAGCGCCCACTATGGGCGCTTTAAAGGAGCTTTAAAAAAATGGTCAGCTATGACAAGATCCGCGCAAAGTATCGCGCAAAGTATCGCGCTTATAAACTGGAATTAATCGATGATTTGATCGCGCAACGCGACCAATTAAATTTTACGTTTTCTGATTTGCTTAACAGCAAGCGAGATTGCAAGCGCAAACGTGAATACTTACGTTTAAGCGCATTAATCGGAAAACTTCAAAATTCTATTTAATTTTTTTTAAGGAGCTTAATCATGTTTGTTCTTATCGCTGGCGTTAACGTCCATAATGAATATTATGTTAATCGCATCGCTGGGATCGCTGGTTACGCTGGGCGCGCAGTCGAGCTTATAGATGAAACGACGCGCAAAATTGACTTATTGAGCGACCAGGAGCGAAAAAAAGCAGACGTGAACGACGCTGATATATTTTTAATGTTAAAAGCGTTTGTAGAAATGGGATTTAAAATCAGTTTACACAAATAAAATCGAGCGCCCACTATGGGCGCTTTTTTTCGTTTCCAATACACCTACCATAACGCGCCATCATTGGCGCGTTTTTATTGTCTTTAACTCACTCCAACAACATAAAAATAAGCGCCAAAATAACGCCATAGACGCGCTTTTATATCCTTACCAGTACATGCCCATTACTTAACACATTAACGCGCTTAAAACGCATTATATTGCGCTATAGAGTATGGTTAATCATTGGCTTTTAGTCTTGCTATGTGATCCGCGTTTATTTGTCGGTGCGGATCGGCATTTTGTTTTGTTCTGTATCCGCTCGCGTATTATGTGCGCGTGATTTTTCACATAATCACACCACTTAATCACGTATGTGATTATGCTACGAAAGAAATCTGGATGTCTCAGGCGACGAAAGTCATCATAATTTCCCCCGCTCACCTGTCCGACAACCGCTGGTTGGATTCCACCAGCTTCCCGATGTTTTTTCTACACAAAGGCGAATGCAGCCGTTTCCCGAAAAAATCCTGGCCGTTCCCCGTCGGCTCATGAATACGTTCCTCGCCGTTTCTGAAAATTTCCCTGCGGCAGCTGGTGGCTATAGAGAAAGGGCCGTTTCTGGCCCTCTTCTCAGTTACACGCCATCAAGGATGTGGATGCGGTTGCTTGCGTATACATTCAGCATAAAGTTAGCGCAAAACAGTTTCCATGTATCAACGCCAGCGGTATACGTAATGTTTTTGCATTTAATTGCATTGTTGGCGATCCGCATCCCCTGCGATACTGCTTCATCGTCGGAAAATTTGAACGACGATTGAGTTTTAATCCAGACAGAAATCTGCGTAGCGAACTCAATCAGCTTGGACTGGCAGAATCGCCCGGAGCGCACCGGAAAGACGAACGTTCCGAATCCAGAATTTACCACATATGCTTTCTCAAATACCCGCGAGTAACGACGATTGCCAATGATGTCGCGTGCAATAATGCATTTTTCTTGTGCTGACAGTTCTACCGTCTCATTGTCGCGCCATGCACCAAGTACTCGTTTTTCAATGTCAGAGAACGTTACAGCGATATTGCCATGTGCGGGTGCGTTTACAGTAGCGATAAAATTCATGATTAATTCCTTATCGTAAATAACAAATTGTTTTCTTGTTGGTGTTAATTATCGTTGTACGAATAAGGCGTCAAAGTGGAAAGTTGCGGTAGCCGGACGGGAACAGGTGGGTTTGTCGGTTGCCTGGAGGTAAGAGGTTGGTGTTATTAGCCTGAGGGAAACAGGATGGTCATTTAAGACCACCAATGCTGGTGGCCTTAATAATTATCGCCCGATTACGCTAAGGATCTTTTCCTCAACTGATTTGTTGTTGCGACTAAACTGCCTTGCGTATCTGATGACAGAAGAGGCGTTTTGCTTTCTGACCATCTCGGCTCTTTCCTTCAGGCGTTTCTTGAAATCGCCCATATTTACCACCAGGCGCAGAAGGTCAGTCTGTTATTGTGAAAGTCGTGGTTCTTAATCAGATCTTCCACAAGCTCTTTCAACTGCCCCACATCATGCCAGTAACCTTCGTCGTACTCCTGACTGCCGAAGAAAAAACCTTCCCGAGTAGGCAAGTACTCTTCGCAATTGCTTTCGTTTATGTGCATCAAATGAGCTTTCAGAAGACAAATGTCATTCATCGTTAATTCTAAAAGCTCACAATTTTCGACTTCACCTACGTTGCGCTCCATCCACCCAACGAGCGCATTGAACTTACGGAAGTAAGCAACCTGCTTTCTGGATGCCTCGTTATTCAGATCGTTTTTAGGCTGTGTCTCGATATAGATATCAAGTCCCATGATGGTTTCCTTATTAACTTGCTTCAGTAAAATCATTTTCACAAATCAGATAAGGCAGAAAACAAATTGTTATCGGGCTTAATAAAATGGCGCGGTTTACGCGCCATTTAAAGAGGATTAAGCGAATACGCTTTCAGGGATTAAGGTGTCGGCAGGAATGCCAGAGGCAATGCGCAGGCCGTACTGACCAATCCAGGTAGTGTTGGTATTCAGGCTGGAGGCGAATACGGTGTTAACCATATTCATCATGGTTTCAAACACCTCTTCATCAACCTGGCGGAAGTAGTTCTCGATTTTCAGCAGCAGCGGGTCAGTTGCATCGAGAATGGACTGGTATTGAGTCGCGTACTCGCCGCCGGAGGCATCACCTTTACGCACGATCGTACTGGCCTGGACTTCGGCACCAGTTTCGGTGTTGTACGTAACAACGGTAATTTTTGCCACATTCTTACCTTCGGCGGTTTCAGAGGCATAGTAAACATCAACTGTCAGTTTTTCGCGTTTAACGGTCATTTCACTCTCCGTAGTGTATTGGTTATTTTTATATTCTATAATCGTAAGTATTTACTTACAATACAAAAAGCCCCGTAAGGATGGCGGGGCTGTCGTACTGTCGACTAATTGCCACTTGCACATTATCAGGCTATTGCCATCACTGATGCTCTCTGAATTTCTTGCTGGGCCACGCGGTTAACTTCCATCAAGGCCAGTTCGAGCTGATGTTCCGGCCACATTCTTTGAAACGCCATCCAGCCTTTTCCACGCTGGCGACGAACATTCATTACATAACGAGTAAAGGTGTTTTTATCGAAAGACACCGCTGTTTCACGGAACAGACGAATAGAGGTTCCATTGGCAACGATGTCCAGCAAAGTTAATTGAGCAACCAGCGCAGGCTTCTCTTTTCTCTTCTGGTCTTTGTCCAGACCAAGAACCAATGATTTTTTCATCACAACTCCGTAAACAACTTGTTTTCTCAATGGCGTAAATAATACCAATAAGAAAACGGCTACAAAGCATAATGATCAGGTGCATGAGCGATATGCAGGTTCTTCCCTGCGGCTACAGATTAAGTTAAGCCAGCAATGCTGGCTTTGGTTGGGATTACGCGAATACCTCAAGAAACTCCTGAACGTCCCAATGCTGGACGAGGTGAAGATAGACCTTAGAAATCACGTCATTTTCGCTATCGCATGTGAAGTAGTACTTCTGGCTGCGGTTGTATGTGTCCACACAAAATTCGCTCATATCCATAAAGTCAGCATCATCACCCAGGTCGCTAATCATCAAAGCAGGTGCATCATCACGAGTCATCAGCTCCAGCACCCATCTTGAATTAATCAGAGTGGAAGACCAACCTTCCAGCTCATAAAACTGGTCAAACTCTTTTTGAGTCAATTTCTTAATTTGGTTGATGTCGATATTTGCAAACATAAAGCAATCCTTAAACAAGATGTTTTCTTAATGGTGTTATTATCGCAATAACGCACAGGCGAAAAAGGATTTTATCCGGTGAATGTGGTTTTGGCAGTGAGTTTTCAGGTTCAGTACAGAGTACACTTTTTACATTATTCTGATTTAGTGGCCGAAGATGGCTGGTGGGCAGAATAATCATCTCCCCGAAAACCTACTGAAATCGATTGTGACCCGTTGGCTGTCTGGCACAATTACGCTGTAACTGGGCATTCAGAGGGAATCCAGCGGTAAGTAGGTTCGCCTTCACGTGAGCGCCTCTCTTCTTCCCGCACATTACAGGTGGGTAGCCGCAACTCTCCCTCTCGCTATGCCGGTACGCCGCCGTTCCTGAACCGGCATCGAGCCTTTTCCCGAAATCCACACAGGCAACTCGACCGTTTCCCTGAAAACCTCCAGCCGTTCCCCGAAGGCAACCCAGCCGTTTCTGTAGCGGGATGCAACCTTTTCCCTGTATGGACCGAAGGCTGACCGTAGGGGTGTTACGGGGGATAAAATCAGGAGTTGAATAAATACGAAAAAGGAGGCGACACCCCTCCTTCCCTCCCCACTTATACATACCTGGCTTCTTCGCTATACATGTTGTGTTTTATCTGTCTCAACCTCTCTATAGGCGTTAATGCTCACTCCTTCCAGAATGTTCTATACGGCAACTATTTCTGTTGGTGAATTGGGTGTGTTGTTCTCTCTGTCGGTGTATGTGGTTTCGTTCGTTTTGCGGTGGTTCTTCTATGGGGTGTTCTCGTCGTTTTGGTGATTGTTCTTCTCCGTGTATGGAGTAATGGCAGGTGGGCGATTCCTTTCGTTGTTGTGTTTGAGTTGTTTGTCTGGAGTGTGTGAAAGGCTTTTGCAGTTATTCGTGTATTGGGTAATGGCATTTCCCGTGATTGTTGTGTTTCGTGTCTTTTGGGATTGAGAGAAACCTTGCGGTTACAGGCTTCGTTGGGGTTTCAGTGATTCTGGTGTTCTTCGCTGTTTGGGGAATGGCGTGTCGTGGGTATCGCGCGTATGAATGTTTTCGGATTGCCTGTGAAAGTTAGGTTGGTTGTCCGGTAGCCTGGGGAGAAGAGGTGGGTCTTTTCGGTAGCCTGGGGAGAAGAGGTGGGTCTTTTCGGTAGCCTGCCATAAAGAGGTTGGTTGTTTTTGGAAATGGCATTTGTGTTATTTAGTTGTTTTGTTATGCCTGAAAATAAGTTGTTTATATGGTTGTGTAACGCAACGGGAGCGATTTTGAGCGTGTGTTTTTGTTGGTAGTGTGTTGGGTCGTCTGTGGTGAAAATTGGACGCTGTGGCGCTGTCTGCTGCGTAGAGTTACGGGTATAAGCAGTGATGTGTGAAAACGTCAATTTTTTAGACCAAATCGGGTGAAAGCGTTGATGTTTCGTTGATCTGTTATTCAGTTGTTTTCTTGATTGTATAAACAACTATAACTTATTGATATTTAAGGATGTGATTGCGGGTATGGAAGAAGAGTAGTGGCGATCAACGGATTCTTATAGAAAAGAATCAAATTGTGACCGCCATTATCAACTGATTGATTTGTTTACTTGTGTAGTCAGTTCTCGAAATGAATAGGGTCAACGTAATGCCGCTCACCGCTTTTACCATTACACAGCACTGTAACTTTCGCCTTTTCACTCCAGGCTGAGTATAGAAAGTTCCCATCAGGTTGAACATGGTAACGAGAGAAGTAAACATCGCCGACTGAGGCGTCGAACATGTTCCTATCTTTTTCACTTTGGGCAAGCGAGATGGATATCACCGAATTCCCATTTGGGGAAACGATTTTAAATTTATTCCCTATATCCATAACAATATTGTAACCAGGTAATTGCTTGTGTGTTTCCGGATCTATTTTCATGCATCGTGGGTACACGATAGTGTTAGGCTCTTCAACTGGCGTGGCATTAGCAGAAAGCACAAAAAATATTAGTGCCAATGGTGCATATTTCATTTATCCCTCACAATTTCCAATTTTCCAGACCATCGTCTATTTCAGCGTCAGGGTGGAATTGTACCGCATCAAATCCTACATCGAGCACCTTTCGAATGTTCTTGATGGTTTGCTATGTGACACCGTAATCACGCAGCTTTTCTTCCCTCCCCTGACTCCCCCATACTCCGTTTCTGTACCCAATTGAGTCCGAGATTGTATGGTGCTCGAAACAGATATTTGGTAGACACTCAGAGTCATGCTGTGTAACGAGGGTAGGGCTACTAACTGTCGTCTTATACAATTTGGTGAGTTTCAGCATTTTACCACCCCGTTCGGAAACAACTCATTCGCCGTAGTTGATATAACCTCCCAATTAACGCCGACATCAGCGTTATGGCATTGTCTGATTTTTTGCATCACCTGTACGCATTGTTCATCAGTGAGATCTGTCCTTACTTCAGCAATATCTTCTTTGTGCCACATAACCATGAGTAAGGGTTCGTCTTCTGGATAGTTTTTCAGTTTCTCGATGATTTCTTTTGCTGTTCCAAACATCTTCATCTCCTAAACAATTTGTTTTCTTATATGACTTATTATCTCAATCAACAAAAGGTAGAAAACAAATTGTTTTAGAGTTTGTTAAAGTCAGAAGGGGTTGTGTCTATATGAAAATGCCCGGCGTGTTGCCGGGCATTGCGAAGAGAGGTTGTTTAA